ACCTGATTACACTACAGCTAAATAGACCTATTAACTTTGAATCAGTAGCAACTAGTATCAAGAAGAAATCTGGAGACAAAGTTAACATATCTTCTAGTTCTAAGTTGGAAATAGGAGATAGATTTAGTGTATTAGATATTACATTAGATGATAAAATAAATCTATATAATGACAAGAAGCTTATTAAGTCTATAACATTTAATAACTTCGTGTCTGAAATGATGAAGAAGCCACAATACAATAAAATATTAACATCACTAAATGAACAAGGAATTAACATTCAATCTATATTAGATACTCCGGAGAAAGTAGCGACGTTCTTCTTACTTAAGAACCAACTTAGAGATCCAGAGACCCATAATGCCTTATATAATAATAAGGTTCCTAGTATGCTTACCCCGGACAAATTAAATTATGAAACTGAGCTTATTACTAAGGCGTTAAATATAATCGAAAATGCTAGTGAATCAGTGTATGAAGTAGTTGCAGCAGCTGGGGATAAATATAACTTACAGAAGCTTCAAATGAGCACCAACGTTCCAGTTCATAAGAAGGTGCCAAGGTCATTTAAAAGTGAGATGGTAGAAATAGCTAATCATCTTGGAAAGAATTATGGTATTAAAATTAATGTAGTTACAGCCAGAGAATTAGCAGATTCTTTTAAGGGTGTAATACCCAATGTAGGTAGAACTAATGCATTTATTTATAATGGAGAAATATATTTAAATGTAGACAGAGCAACAACTGCTGATTCATTACATGAATTTGCACATCTTATTATGGGTTCCATTAAGAGGACTAATTCAGATTTATATTACGGATTAGTAAACCAAGTAGAGCAACTTTCTGATTATGATGATAAAGTACAAGCATTTAGGAATATAGGAGACAGTAGAGCAGTTACAGACTTAAATGAAGAAATATTTGTTACAGAGTTTGGTAATTACTTTAGTAAGATTGCAGACACGTGGTTTGAAGGTAAGGAAACTGACTTGGATGCCCTGGGAGAACTATTTAAAGCCAAAACTCAAAACACATTCCAAACTTCGGAAGACATTAAAGATGAGAAATTAGGTAAATTACTTAACATGAGCATAGATGATATAATGTCAGAATTTGGTAGTGCTTTAGTTAATAAGGACTTTAGAGAAGGTTTTGATATGGATATGGCATCTGAATCTCGTGTAATTACTAATCTAATAGAAAGAATGATTAAAAGTGGTAATTTAAAGGAGGATTGTTAATGGCTTGTACATACAGTTTAAATATAAATGGTCAAATACAGCAATTTAACGATTATGCTGAATTGTTTGACTTCTTAATAGGACATAAGAACCAAATTGAAATGGGACTTATATCAGATATTGTGTTTAGCCAAGACACTAAGCAGTCCGAAATGGTAGCTAAGTTAAGATCTATTAAAGCTACCGCTAAACTCAACAGCAACGGAGTAGACCCTGTATCTGGTGATATTGTGTACAAAGCAGAAGGTTCTAACATGTCAGTTACAGATTTCTTAGAAACTGCTACTATTACCAAAGATTCTAAAGAAACTTTCTTAGGACAGCCGTTCAGTATTAAGAATTGGAGAAATAATACTATAAATGAATTGGTATCCAAGGGTATGACTCATGCTGAAGCTGAAGAGCAGGTTAATAATATTATGGAAATGTGGGAGAGGATAGCAGATACTGGTGCTGAATTACATGCTGTTTTAGGTGATTACTTTGCCGGTCATATGTCATTAGAAGAGCTTATAGATAAGTATGCTGGAGTATTTAGTGAACAAGCTGTCAGGAGTATATACAAGAATATGGCATCTTTTAAAGATGAAATCTATAAGGCACATGGACAGGACGCTAAACTACTGCCTCAATTTACTATAGATTCTAAAACATTGGATGGAGTTAATATAATAGGTTCTATAGACTTAGTAGTGATAGGTGAGGATGGTCAGCCGCATTTATATGTCTTCAAAAGTTCTGCAAAGTTGTCTGATAGGTGGGATGCTGCTAAGCAAACTAAGTATGATTACCAGTTAGCTTTCTATAGACAAATGTTAGCTTCCAAAGGTATTCCTGCTGCTAATATGGAACTAAATATAGTACCTATGCATCTGGAAGGGCTAGAGGATGGGGAATTAACTGGAGTTAGCTTCGAAGGAGTGCAAGACAGAACTAAAGATTCTGGAGGCACCATTAATAGACTAGCTTGGGGAGTAGGTGAATTTTATAATAATGTGAGTTATGCAATTCCAGTAAGACTTACCGATGAAACTATAGGGGAATCTATTAGAGATAATGTACTAGATACTCTTAGTAAGTTTATACCTAATCCTAAGATTAAATCAATTAGAGAGCAAATTGATGTAGATGCTTTTATTGCAAATCATGTTTATGATTCTCCGAATCCCTCTGAGGGCAGATGGTATTTTAAAGATTTCTACAGTAAAGGAAAGCCTATCTATATCAAAGAAGATTCACCTAAAGAGAAGAATGCGGAACTTAGAGTAGAAGTAGAGAAATACCTAAATAAGATGGTTAAGAATCATAGACTTAAGACTAACAAATTTATCTATGATCTTAAAAGAGCCATTGATGGTAAAATTCCGTTGGAGGATGTGAGTCCTACTACTGGATATACTACTAATGCCTTTGTAGTAACTACATTCCAGAAATATGTTAACGATCCAGGATGGGAATTAGTAAATATAGAAGCACTAAAACAATTAGGAATTGTAGCTATTAGTAATACTATTACCAAACAAATTGATTTTATTGCATTAAGCCATCATGATTTACATACTGAACTTAAGCTATCTTTAGGAACTACAATGTTAGGAGAACATGAAAAGGACGCACATGCTCTTAATAACAAAATGATATTATTGGCAACTAATGGCAATATTGAGTTAATGAAGATAATGGCTGCCATTAATGAGATTCCTAATGCATTAACTGATGTATTTAAAATAGGAGACATTAAGGTAATTAATACAGAAGACTCTAAAGCTACCACTGCTACTTCAAGACAGATAAAGGAAACATTTAATCTGTTAGCCAAAGCAGCTAAAGTTAATAATAATATTAACAAATTGTCCTTTATGGATGAATTGGATGTTATTAAGAATGAGTTCCTAGCTTTGATGAACAGACCTAATGGTAAACTTACTAATAGTTTGTCTAGAGATATAGAGGCTTTATCTAAGGAATTATTCAACATTAATACCGTAAATAAGAATGAGATAGCCAATAGACTAATAGCCCTAGCTAGAAGGATGGAGAATGGAGAACGTCTTGGTAAGATAGTTGGAGGTTCTCTAGAATCTATAGCTAATGAATCTTCTAACACTGGAATAGAAAGACTATACAAGTCAATATTACAGGCTATAGCTTATTATAAAGGATTAGACTTCCTTCAACCTAAAGAGATTTCTAGATATACACAGAAAGGAACTCCTTTATCTGGAGGTATGATAACTAATCCGGATTTATTTCCAGAGGATAACTTACGCCAAATTACTCTTGCTGTGAGAGGTGCATTTGATAACGTTACTAGAGAAATGACTCCTTATCATGAGAAATTCCTTACCGGATATGTAAAACCCTTATGGAAAGATAAAGGTTACAGTAATGCCAGAAACATTGTTATAGGAGATCAGGTTAAGCTGTATAATAATTTCTTTAGAAGGAATTCTGACGGAAGTCTTAATAATAAGATGTTATTTGTAGATCCTTATGATAGCAGTACTCCACTTACTTCAGAGGAAAGACGATTCTTAAAGCAAGCACTGTGGCTTATAAACCAAGAAAGATTCCCTAATATCAGAAGCTTGTCTGAAGATAGCGAGACGGTAAAGCAACTTAAGAAGACCGAGAAGTGGTTCTGGGTTCCTCTTATGGAAGCCAATAATCAGATTCTACAAATGGGAATTAGTAAGTGGATTAACCAAGAAGTAAAGGACGTAACTGGAAGATTTAAGGATTATTGGAATAGATCCCAAAACGATGCTTATAGTGATAGGGAGTATAGTGACAAACAGGAAGTAATTACTAGGTACGAAATGTACAATAGATTTAATTTATCAGAAGCCAGTGAGGAAGCTAGAGACGCCTTATTAGCTGAATATAAACCAGATTTCTGGGAACGTAACATAGAGACCCTAGTAACTACTTATAAGTTTGCATCAGCTAGAAAGGAACAATTGGATATTATATTACCTGCAATTAAGGGAATAAAGATGTCATTATTAGGATATGCTAAGTCTACGGATACAGATTTATCAGTCCTTAATGAGACTTTGGACAACTATTTAAAGGTAGCAGTATTTAACCAATCTATTATTAGTGAAGAAGGCCGTCAAGCTTTTAAATATCTTAACCCTATTAAAAGACTAGCATCTTTTGGACTACTTGCATTTAACGTTACTGGGGGTGTTCGTGATATGATTAATGGTATGTGGAAGCAATCATCTCTAGCCTTTAGTAAAATGTACTATACTGATGAGAAGTTCACTAGAAAGGATTTGGCCCAAGCTATGGCATTAGTAACCAAAGAAGGGCCAGATATGCTTAGTAGGACTACTAAGATTGAGGCTATTAATAATATGATTAGACTAGCTAATATAGATATGCAAGTTCTAAATAAACGGCTTATTAGTAACAAATCTGGATTAGCTAATATGTCTAGGCATGCTTATCAGTTAACTACTGCCCCGGATTATTTCCATCGTATGACCATATTTGTAGCTCAATGCTTACATGATGGTACATGGGATGCATTAGAAATGACTGATGAGGGCATTAAATATAATTGGAAGAAAGATAAGCGTCTAGCAGTATATGCTTCTGGTAATAAGAGTAATCCTGAATACAATAAGCAAAGAGGACTTTATTTATCTATAATGGAAGCCTATAATAGAGACAATGGATTAAATCTAAAAGAAGGAGATGATTTACCATTTGCCTATACTAAAGATGAAGTATTGGCTGCTAAAACCTTGTCAGATCTTATTTATGGACACTATGACCAGGAAAGTAGAGCTTTGGCTGAGAAGACATTTATGGGAGCACTATTCGGACAGTTTAAAACCTATTTATCTGCAACTAGAAATGCCTATTTACTTAAACCCAAGAATTATAATTTAGCTGGAAGAGTTCAAGCTAAGAATGACAATGGTGATTTATTATGGTATAAAGATGAGGTGGACGAGAACGGTAATTCTATAGTAATAGTCACTACTGAGAACACTGGAGTTCCTGCTACTATTAATGAGGACAGATATCTAGAAGGTATTTATTATACTATTAAAGACTGCTTTAGGGCTTTACATGAAGGTGGATTCTCAGAATTTAGAGATAGTATCTGGAATGAAGAGACCGGTGTAAAGAAAGCAAATTTAAAGAGATTAGCTCATGATATGTTCTTATGGATGATACTTGGAACTATAGGTAAATACCTTATTGAACTATGGGGAGAGACTAGAGAGGAAGATAGAGATCCTTTAAATCCTAACATGTCTCAAGCCATGAGAGATACTGTATTTAGCCTATTTGAAAGAGGTTACAACAGTTCATACGGAGATATAGCTCCCTGGAGTGTGTTGCTAGGACTTATTAAAAATTCAGAACCTGTATCTATAGGATACTTAAGTACATTCTTTAATAATACTTATGAGTTTGCATTTGGTGATAAATCTCTATCATCTTATCTCACAGGAACTACTGGGCTTGGTAGAACATTTAAAGGAATGACTACAGAACTTAATAATATGTCCAAACTTGCAGCAGATGCAATAGAGGAAGATACAGCACAGTAATAAAAAAAATGGCCTATACAAGTAGAGTTTAACTCCACCTGCATAGGCCATTATTATTAAATATAGTCACCAAGGCATGCTTTGACTTTATCAATCAATGCATCGATGGTACCATTATTCTTTATTACATAACTAAAATGCTCGTAATCATCTAGAGCATGTTCAGAAATATGCTGGTCATCTAAACCAGTATCTCTTTCTACTTTAATTACTATTCCTCCATGAGAGATTATAGCATCAGCTTCGTTAGGAAACCTTACGTCAGTAATAATCCACTTAGAATCAGGGTTAGACTCATAGATTTGCATTAGATGCAAAACCCATAAATCTGGATGAATGTTTCTACCGATTTCAGTTCCTAGCTTTTGTAAGAACTCTCTATTGGTCATTCCAAGGTTTAAGGTAGTAGGAGATTCCTTAAAGTCTTCAGTTTCAAAGCAACACATGTCAACACCTAATATAAGAGAACTACATGCTTTTAATGCATCGGCAAAGGCATGCTTCTCCCATTCAGAGAATTTAATTAGATCGTCTCCATAGTCACTAAACATATTGTTAAAATGTGCAGCGGAGGGCTCTAAACCTTTAAAGATCTGGTTATACTTTAAGTAATTTAAGTATCTAATAATATTACAAATGGTGTCTTTACCACATTGTTTACGTCCAGCTATTCCGATTATCATTCTTCGAAGAGGGTTATACAATCATCACTATATTCACAATCTCTTACGTCTAAATCTCCGTAATCTACTGTGTCCATAGCTTTCTCCCAAGCTTCATCTTTGCTGTCAGCTTCTACTTCCATGTCAAAATATAAACGACATCTAAGCTCCCTATCAATACTTACGTTATACCTCGGCATCGCACATAGTAACAGTTACTAGCTCTCCACTATCTATAGCTTTACGAATATATCTCATTAAAGTAATGGGTTTGGAATATTCTGCCACAAATGTAGCAGTCCCTACATCCTCTTTATCATTCATATCCACCGGGAACATAATTCTCTGGTTCTCAGTTTCTATCTGATAATAAAGCACTCCAGCTATAGCATGTGTGAATCTGGCCGGATAAGGTAAAGTTACAATTTCTTTTAATGTCATTAATTACATAAATTAGCTTTAACTAAGTCTGCAATCTTCTTCCCATCAGCAGCTGGATATTTAGCTTTCAATTCTTTGACAGCTATCCCCATCTGATTCTTAGGGATTTGTACTGGATGAATATCATGTTCTTCATTATCGTCATACCATCCTTTATCTAATGCAAGTTTAAGTAATGCAGCATTCAATTCTTCTTTAGTAGGTTCTTTAGGAAGCAACTCCTCTAGTATCTCAGCCTCATCAGCCTCGACTGCCGATAAGTCCATACGCCCTGCTGTTTGATAGGTTTCTGCATTAGCCCATCTTTCATCCCTCATCTTCTTAATAATAGAGATTTCCGCAGCTTCATCCAAAGGTTTAGCATTCTTAGCTGCTGCATAATTAGTAAATGCAGTCTTAATAGCTCTATACACATTAGTACGTGTAGTGTCATGCTTCTTCATAGAATCAGCAATCATTACATTCAATTTATCATTCCACATATCATTCCTATTTAAAATATTAATTATATGTCTAACATCCTCATCAGTAATGCCTATAGCTGTATTAGTTTTTATAAAGTACTTCCTCTGATGAGATAGCATATCTCTATCGTCGTCTACTATAGCGTAGACATAAGGTTCTGTTTGAGAATCAAGCCATTCCTGTATTTCACAACCTCTATGGCTTCCGAACGGAGTAATACTATGTATTTTGAATTTTAAACCAGCCTTGTCAAAGATTGATTGTAAGTTGGATTCAGTTCTCCAGGAAGAACTTACAACTACCTTACAACCAGTCTCTTCAACTATTCTGTTTACAAGTTCAACACATTTTGGATCAAAGTCTCCTTGAGGATATGCATGGTTTTTATTCCATTCCTCCCGATACCATGAAACACTATTAAGTACTCCATCTACGTCCAAAAACAAATACTTATTAATTCCTTTCATAAAATGTTACTTCTCAATAAGTTCAACTTCTAGTTTATAAGTTCTAATTAGAACTCATATTGTGTCTACGGAGAATGTTCTCAGCTGTACCAGATTTCCATTTAGACTTACCTCTTAAGAATGCTATATCCACATCAGAGAAGGTTGTCATTGCTGAGTCTCTATCAGTATCACATTCGTAGCCTCCGACATAATGTACTTGAGGACAATCCTCTAGTGTTACCAGATCGGATTCATCTTCTACACCTTCATTGAAGCGTTCTCTAACGTCTATATAATAGTTGCCATCGTCAGCCTTAGTTCCAACTCTAAATCTAGGCTCAGAGAACATGTGATGAATGGTAAGTGTACAAGGAACACAGTCCCACTCATCCATATTCTCTTCAATATACTTTGCTATATATTCAGCTGCCATTTGATCGCAGCCCTTACAATCACCAACTATGAATTCACAATCTTCCCAAGTGGTTTGTCCATTATCTATAGCATCTTCTATAGCTGGTGCATAGTTAGCATCAAACTCTTCTTGAGTTAAGTCTCGGTGTCCACTAATAAAGTATATCATTCCGCAAATAAATTGTCTAAGTCTTCTATTTCTTCATAATCTACATAAGTATGAAAGATGCCTTCAATAAGATGTTTGTGATTAAATGCCCACTGATAGTTGTCAAGGTCAGACATTTTAACCCACATGATAGCTTTTACTTCATTCTCCTCTCCACCTAGCTGTCCCTTAATAGCATTAGTAGAAATACCAATATGACTCTCGTCTACTACAGCCATGAATCTCATGGTAACATTCTGTCTATTGGAATCTTTCGGGTCATCATTAATACTACACATGTAAAGAGCACTAGGTTCAACCTTAGCTCCAGTTTCCTCATAAATTTCCCTAGAGCAGGCCTCTGCTAATGTTTCATCGAAGTCCAAATAACCACAAGGACAGTTCCAATATCCTTGAAAGTCCGGTGCTCCCTCGCCTCTTTGGTTAGCAAGAACACACCATTCATTGTTAATCTTGCAGAATACAAACCCTACAACAGCAATACTACGATGAACCCAAACTGTTTCTCCAGCATGTTCACCTGTTTCAATTTTAATTGGATAATTCTTCATCAATAAGTATCATTAAAATTAATAAATTCTTTATCTGTAACACATTCTTCTGAGACATTAGAACTAATCAAATTGGACTTCATTAGTTTGAATATGCTATTTCTTGCGTTAGCTATGCCACCAACAGTTATAACCCCACTAGTTAAATTCAAAGATCCAGGATATATACACATATCACTACTGCCCTTTGGACCATAAGCTATAAAGTAGGGCTTATTGCTATTTATGACTTTAATTAATTCGCTTAAGATTCCATTAGTAAGTCTATGCAAAGGAGTACTAAAACTTACATCTGGAAGTATAAATATCACAATATCAGATGTATCCAAATATTCTGGATGATAATCATCATGAAATTTGTTATATTTAATGCTAACGTTATAGTCTTTAAATACATCTGTGACTTTACTAAGAACTGTAGGCATATTGTATGGATAAGATATATAAATATTATACATATAGTTTATATTGCTTAATTATTTCATACACGTCGTCTCTAACAAAGGGTTTTATCCCAACCCCATCCTTAACTCTATTTCTAATGCAAGTAGAACACATTCTGATAGTTGGAACATATACTAGTGATACGTTATCTGGTAAGCCATACGGAGGTTCTTCTCCGTTAATTACCATAATAAACTTGTAATCTTTAAGTATTGTAGATCCGTTATGCCAGTTTGGTATTTCTCTATAGGTTTCAGGAGTAGTAATTATTACCAATTCCTTGTCTGTTATTCTGGATGATAGTTCCATCAATACATCATAGGTTGGAATGCCCTTATCATAGTCAGGATTCATCATTGACTTCTCTATGTCACTTACAAAGACATTAGGAAGGCTGTCGAATGCCATACAACACATAGCATACCTGTATGGGAATCTGGTACTACGCCCCTTCCATATATTCTGATATGCAGGAATTACTAATACTTGGTCAACTAGTCCAGAATTAATAACTCCTGCTACCACATTAACATGTCCAATATGAGGAGGATCGAATGATCCAAAGAATAAACCTACTCTATTCATATAACTTTCTAGATATATAAATTGGCGCTTTCTTACGTTTAAATTCAGAAGCTAGATGGCGGCCCCAAACCTTATTAACTACATCTTCTCCATGTCTAGCACATAGCTGTGACCAACAATCAGACTCTGCCATTTCATCATGTGGGTGCATGATTTGTCCAGCTGAATCATAGCTTTTTCTAAAGTTCTCGAATGGGATAAACCTACTGAGTATATCATCCACAGTATCATAGTCTTTAGCTCCAATTTGCTCTAAGTCACTATTACTAATGCCAAGACCATCCGTAGGAATTAACTTACAAGAACTATATACAGCATATGACATTGCTCTATATTTATCACAAGTTTCTTTATAATCATTGTGAAGAGCTTCTAAAGCTTTACTTCTGTAACGGTCACACAGATAATTAGCTAGTCCGTAAACTTCTGTCTTCCACAAGTCCTGAATAGGGTCAAAGTCACCCACATCACCATGAATAGTCCAGAACCCAAGCTGATATTCAGTTTGATTATCTGTACTCATTACCAATCCTTTATGACGACTAGCTATATCATATAGATACATCATCCTGCATCTAGCCTGAAGATTACCATTAGCAATCGGAGTTCTACTTGGCATCTCTTCCAACTCATCGAGATAGTAAGAGTTAGCAATATTGACATCACCTGCATCAGCACATGCGTCAAAGAGAGCTGCACGATAGGAACGTTTGGGCCTATAAACTGAGAAGTCATCACATAATGCTTCTCCCACCAACTTAGACACATCAAACTCGTCACTCTTGTTCTTAATAGGAAGACTTCTACCTATAAGTGGAATGCCAGTTTGTTTACTTACTTCATGGCAAATAGCAGCAACAACAGTGGAGTCAATTCCTCCACTGATGCCTAATACCATTGCCTTGAGATTATTAACTTTTACATAGTTTGCAGTCTCCTTTACTAGGACTTCAAACACTTTACTATAATCCAAGTTATTCATTTCAATTCACGTTTAAATGTGTATATAAGTCTTGAAATCTTAGTAGAAATAGAAATGTCTACACGTTTAGAATATTCATGAGATACCATTCCTACTAATTCCCAGCCTAAAGACCCTAGAGCATCTAATTCACTCTCTGATACTGGATAGACTCTTTCTAACATTTTATATTCAAACTTCATATTAACTGTGTTTATAAAACAGATAGTTATATTGAGCTTCGGTCATTTTAACAGCAGCACAGAGAATCCATCCCTGTGCTCCCAGCTCATTTAATTCTTCCACGCTCATTACTGAACCGTATACAGTCTTTCTAAGGTACTCTATATGCATATCCCAAATCAGTTAAACATCTTTGAACATCCTCAATCTTACCGGTGTGTTTACCGGCATCATCTGATAATTTAACACAACCAAATATTGGTTGGTTAGAATTCATTTGACAGCTAGTAAGTTTCATTACAATGTTAGCTGGCTTAAAACCAGTATCGTTAGTAAGATTAGTACCAATACCAAATGAACATCTAATCCTACCTCTACAGTATTCCATAATATCTTGACATTTGTCAAAATCTAGGGCATTACTAAAGACAATGGTCTTAGTCGTGGGATCAACACCAAGTTCTTTATAACGACTAATCATATCGTTTATAAACTTGTATTCATCCCCAGAATCACATCGTACTCCGTCAAACAGTTTAGCTTGCTTACGAGACAGATTCTTCATAAACGTATACGAGGTATATGTATCAGACAATGCTATACCTAGATCGCCATCATACACATTTACCCAGTTCTCAAGAGCCATATAGTTAGCCTGCCTATAACCATACATAGCACCATGGAACATGAACCATTCATGTGGGTGAGTTCCCATCATAGGCATATCATACTTCATTGCTAAATGGCAATTAGAAGTACCAGTACAATAAATAGATCCCTCTTTGATTGTAGATACTACTATGTCTTGCACATTATAACTAAATCGTCTTCTAGTACCAAATTCAGAGAATTTAATCCCGGCAACATTAGAAAGCTTAATTTTAGGTGATAGCCTCTTAATAACGTCAGCCAAATCACAGTTGTTATCAAATATTCTGCTGCGCAATTCTGATACTATTGCAAGAATAGGTACTTCATATAAAGTAACCTTATAAAGATAGTCAGTTACTTTAATGTGTAAGTGGCCGTTTTCATCTAAGGATGCTTGTATTTTGCCAGAATTGAATTTAAATGAAGATAGCCATTCCCAATAGACTGGAGGAATGAATCTACAATTATTATTCATATATTCTTGTTCATCCTTAGCAAGATGTAACATTCCTAGGGAACCAAGCTCCAAGTATAGTCTCTCTATGAAATCTTCTGGATACTCAGTATTATCACGATCAATAAATTCAAAAGTTCCTCTAGCTTGAGGAAATAATTTCATATAAGCATACGAAGTTGTAAACTTATATAAATCTGTATCTAATATAGATTTAATTATCATCTCGTTTAAACATTTCTATAATTCTACACACTACTGAATCGATAGTTTGTAATGATTCTATTATTCTACTATCTCTATATTCCTTAGACCAGGTACTATACTCTTTATGGTTAGTTATTCTCTGCACTATAGAGCCTATTACTAGAATAGCATTGACATAAGGAATCAAGCCTACTATGCCCGTAAACACTACTACTTTAGTAGTAAGATAAGGCCTAGTAACTTCATTAGAATAAACACTAGCAATTACACATACAAACACCAGTACTGAAATAGCATAAATTAATCCCATTTTAAGTTATATTCTTTAATTAGTTCAACTAGTTTATCTCCTCCGTCTATAGAGGCTATATACTTAGTATCTACTATTATGTTGTCTGCATACCCCATAGCTATTAAACTACAAATGGTTTCATACACACAATAATCACCAGCTATACCGACTACTCGAATTTCGTTATCTGGGTCAGATTCAAAATCAAGTAATATGTCTGATATAACAGAAAGACTTTCTAGATTATCAAAGATACTATATTCTTCTTTGTCAGTACTATCTCCTTTAATAAAGATGTCTGTATCTTTACAATAGGCGTAGTTGCATATTACACTCCATAGTGGGGCATATATGCAACTACCAGTAGTACCTTTAACACAATGTGGAGGCCATTGACCTCCGTTCTCTTTAAAGGAGCAGTGGTTAGATGGGTGAAAGTCCTTAGTAATCATTACATAGTCACAGTCAATTTCACCGTTCTGTAATGCACTAGCAAGAGCATCCATCTTCTCTTTAGCTCCTTCTACAGCTAAGGACCCACTGATAAAATCTACCTGTGGGTCTACAATTAATAAGATCTTGTCCATTCTACTTACTATATGCTGCTATAGCAGCCCCAATTACTATAATTATTAGAGCAATTATTAAAATTCCGAATACAAGGGCAACTGGTATCCATAATGGAGCCAGCACCCACCACCAAGACCAAGTAGCTACAGCAGAAACTCCTAATAGCTTAAGAGTTATAAATACAATTGCTAAAAGTGTACACAAACTGGGTCCTCTATATATTACTTCAGGAGTGTTAACTGTATACTTCATTTTAGATATTTAAGTATAAGGGTTCATAATGAATATTATAATCTTCTCCCACTAAGCTTACATTGGCTAAATGAATACCTGTAATTTCCTGTAATTCATGATTACCACTGTGAATGTGTCCACAAAAGCAATAATCTGGTTGCTTACGCATTATTTCGTCTGCTAGCCAAGGATTGCCTGCATCTTTACCTGCCCATGCTCCAGTATGTATCTCTCCTAAACCTAACATCTTAGGGGCATCGTGAGAAAGTAGAATATTGCAATCTATGGGAATATCGGAATATCTATCCTGTAATGTCTCCGATTCTCGCATAAATGCCCAATTACCGAAGATCTTACAGTATGGAGTTCCAAAGATTCTAAGTTTAACAAAGACTCCAGGCTTTACTTCGTAATCATAATCCCACATTTTATGATGGAGATATACTAGCTTACCATCCGTAGGTTTATTAAATGTTTCATATATTTCAGGTTCCATACCTCCATTTCTTTCAAACCAGAAGTCATGATTACCTGCTATAAATATAACATGTTTACACGGAAGATTGTTAGCCCACGGAATAAACTCAGTCTTTAACCATTCTAGAGAAGCAGGCATATTTAACTGAACAGACAGTGGCATTATATCTCCACATATGAAGAATAACTCACAGGGTTCTATTTCTGGAAGTATTCCATGTAAATCAGATGTTGCTCCTATTCGCATTTCTCGGCTGTACATTTAATCCGTATTTCAACCATCTCTCCATCGTCAATGTTAGGAAGTGATTCCATAAAGTCTGTACCGTAGACATCCTCAATCTCCGTTTCTGGTATCCACTCATAATCCTCTGGTTCCTCATCAGAGTTATTCCATATATCTTCATACTTAACTGGAGCTACTGACCCTTTATAAAGCCATTTATCTCCGATGTCGTCTATACAATACCAAAACCTCATAGTTACTTCATTTTAAGTTCACATACAAGTTCTATCTCCATACATTCCCCTTTATTCAGTTCAGGGAAAGCAACTGTTCCGAACAACTTATTAAGGCTGTCATTAAAGTCTTCTTCCGACCAAAATATACCATCGTCGTCTGATTCCTCCCACTTTCCATCATTCATAGTTGGAGGATTGTATCCAACATATAAATATACATAATCAGCAAGACTTCCTTTTAAGTCTCTACAATACCATGCTCGTTTCATTCTTTATACCAAGTCGTATTTAACTGTTCGTCAATCTCAAACTGTAATGGGCCCTTATCAGGCGTAGTGGTTGGAATAAAACAATCTCTAAACACATCGTCTGTAGCCGAGGTCCAAAGAAATTTGTTATCATTTCCACGCCAGCTGCCACCCCTTGTTGCTGTAGGCGCATCGCCATCTGTAACATATAAGTCTCCTTCCTGTACAGCTACTACCCACCATTTACCTACTGGACTAGTTATGGGGATTCTCATGTCCAAATTCAGATATATCTTTTAAGTAGTCAAACATTTCATCTTCATCTTTAGTAAGCTCTAAAAGTGGAATTATTGATGTGGATATACCAGGTCTATATACATAATACCACTTGTTATCAACACCAACCCAAGTAGCTAAGTCCGATGTACACATATAAGGCTTACCTTGAGCTTCTAGTTCTCTTCTAATGCCTGGATTTGGACACGAAGGACCAAGTTCTATCTCTATACTGTGTCCATGAATTACTTTAACCGACATAGGTTTTAGTCATTACTAAGAGTTATTGATCCTTCGAAGCGAGACCATCTAGATAATTCCTTATAAGTCTTTAAAGTTCCAGGTGGCGTTGCATTATGTTGTAAGACAACTACCATATACCCATTATCATCAGAGCGGCCAACGTAAATACCTATAACAGTTAATCCGAAGTCTCCAAATCTGATTATGGTTCCCTTCTTAGGAGTAGGAACCATTTCGGCATTGTTCATAACTACCTTCATTCCTTCAAGTCTCCCATTACATTACGGCTAAGCCTGTCATCAATTCTCTCCTTACAAGCATCAAGATAAGCTTCAAGTGCAGCTACCTGTTTGGCATTCTGTTCACAAGGGAACTTCTCATTCAACTTCTTTACTCTGTCAAGCAGGATAAGGGCAAGTTGTTCTGATTGCCACCCTGGAGTTACTGTACCGTCTTCGTGCTTGTGAACAAACTGAATTGTGTCAGTAGCATCCACATACTTAGTTTTACCATTAACAAAGCCAGCACACATTTGGGCACGGTAACGATGTGCTCCATTAAATCCATCATCGGGAATTACTTCAATTGTTTCTGTCTTACTAGGATACACCTTTAAGTCCTTAACTGGAACATACTTCTTTCTACTACTAATAATTCTTGCCATAATACTTATTCTTTATAAATGTTAAATGTTTCACCTATTTCATTAAGAGTATCGCATAGATGTTCTACACATCTTATAAGTGCCTCTTTCTCCAATCCTTCTAGCCATTTAAGTCTAGTCTCTGGAGTACAATCTTCAATACAAGTAGGAATGGGTTTCTCCTCTCCTTCTAGTTTATCGAAGATAAATATACCACTAAGATTTCTCCGCAATTTCATACTTCATTTCAAACTCTATCGGTGTATCATACCAAGTAATGTTTGGAGTTTCTACACCATTAAACAATTCACTTGTAGCGGAATATGCTTCTCCATCGCAGTTCCACATTTCACTGTCAACATCTCTGTAAGGTGCTTCTGTATAGAAGTATCCTTCTCCATCTCTGTCAACAGCATACCAGACTCTAATTGCTTTCATTTACTTGTTTCTCAATTATATGTTTTACTTGTATATATGACACAGGAATATAATTGTTATTATCAACTCCTACATCGTATTGAGTCGGGAATAAATATTTTAATCTATCAATATCAATTCCCGTACCATTTGGACCTGAATGCACATGCCCAAATAATTGCCATACAGTATCCTCTGGTTTGCGGTATGTTCCGCCATAACACAAGAAAGGATAGTGATTCAAGTAAATACTACGATTCTCTATCCTTATTTGCATTTGTGGAACTACTGCCTCAAACTTATCCATGTAACCTTGACGTATGTTCTTGTGGTCGTGATTCCCGAGTATTAGGTATATTTTACCATTAAGTCGGGATAAAACCTTATTCCATACATCACTGCCACCCAAAGCAAAATCTCCCAAATGGAAGACTGTATCATCGTCTGTGACCACATTATTCCAGTTCTCTACCAACATATCGTTCATATGATTAACATCTCTGAATGGACGCCTACACAGATTAATAATGTTAGCATGACCAAAATGAGTATCAGACGTAAAGAAAGTATGCTCCGGGTCAAATTCAAACTGCTTCATTTACCACAACAATATTTATACTTCTTACCACTGCCACATGGACACGTTTCATTCCTTCCAATCTTAGGAGCTTCACGTACATATGGAGTTCTACTTAGATATTTACTAATCATGTTTCTTAATTTAACCTCTTCCTCTGGAGATAGTTCCTTATCAAGGTCTAAGGCTGCTTTAGCTTCTTGCATTCTAAATGTGAATAAATATTTAACAAATAATATTAATCTACATATCCTATTAATCTGCATATCGAAGATTCTTTGATCAGCTCTGTGCTGTTCACGTTTAGTTCTTCTGATATCAGTTCTAAACTTGTATACTCCCTGGATCATAAGTATTAATATAACCTGCTAATATCATCCTATCCCTCAGCTCAATTGCTAACTCCCTAGCTTGAGGATGAGCATCACGTGCACATCTTAAATTGAAGAATCCTGCCCACTGTTCATCAGTACCAGTCATTATTAATTCTGTCTTTAATGCTAAAGGTAATACATTTCTAGCTTGTTGAGCAGGCTCACCCTCTGTCAACAATCCGAAATATGTACTTTCTGCCTCACACATAGCTTGTATCCATGCGGCTTCAGTTCGAGACAATCCTTCAGATATAGTTAAATCATAAGTATGACATAATTCTATATTATATGAATTACCCTCGAACATATTCTTATACCAGCACGGTATTATACAATTTAATTCCTTACCAAACTTAGCCTTAGAGTAATTACAATACCTAGTACTCTCTTGAGCAAAACTAAATACTCTATGTCTACAGAACTCTCTGGCAACTCCCATATCACATATAAACCTTACAGTTATTCGTCTAACATGATACTCTGTAGGTTCACATAAATATTGCAAATCATCAAGCCAGCCATTCTGAAGTAGTACTCTATAGTTACTAGTCACACACCAATAATCATAAATTTGACTGTTTTGCACTATAGAATATGGATTATCAATATATTTAGTAGCTATAGCTTCATTAGAGAAATACCCTGTATCATACATAATTCCATAAGGAATCTTAAGATATACAGTGCCATGCTCTAACATAGCAGTATGACCTCTAGCTACAATAACATTATCAATAAACTTTCTGGCACTATCTTCAGTAATCTTATCTTCAGACTTGTAACAAGTCCTTGCACACAGTTCCATGTGTTTGAAGAGACCTTCAACACCTGGTTTCTGGTTAATAATTTCTACTTTCGGTTTGATTAAACGCACTAATAAAATGTTACTTCTTTAGAACCAAATTCATCTAATTCTTTAATTGTTTCATCTTGTACTATATCATCTATAGGTTCTGGAGCATTTCTAGACCATATAGACTGTAGGTATTTGGGGTCTTTAAGATACCGAAGTCCACAAGGAGCAGTGTGGGGAAATTCCTTCCTCTTCTCCTCAACATCAGTATAAACCCTTTTATATACTTCCATTATGTCCCATTCTGAGTTGGTACTACCTTTCACAGTCATATCTGGAGCATAACTAGAAATATCCATATAACCATTATCAGCTGCAAATATGGTGGTAACTTTATCAACAATCTTATCACAAAAGATCCTAACGTCAGTAAGTACTACATACAGTCCACCATTCCTTAGCTTAACAACCATTGTATTCTCTAGATCATTCAGAGTCATCGTCCCAATTCAAATAAGGATTAGATGCAAGGTTATAGTTATAATACCTTGTATCTTCTGTGACTTCGTCTCCAACAAAATCAGGCAATTCTGGATTCAAAGTTGCCTGAGTTAATTCACACTCAGCAATTGTCAATCCTTCATTGTCTCCCAAGAACTCATCAATTTCCCATTTGTTACCTTTATGGTAAACTATATAACGTACTTTACGTATAACGTTCGGGCAAAGTTTTAACAATTCTAATGCCTCATACTTTGGAATTTCCTGCCGCCATTCAAACCTACTAAGAGTTCCCTTAGCTTTTATAAATAGCCAGCCTTTATTCTCCCTAATAGCTATTCTAGTCTCAGATAGAGGATTATCTCCAAGATATCCTTGAATTATTAATCCTGCTTTCTGAGCCTGTACTTTATAGCTATTATTCTTTACTAAATACTTTCTTTCAATTTCTGTCATAATTAATGTACCCAATAGTCTTCAATAGATATATCTGCACCTAAATGTGCTCTAGTACAGAATGGCTCACCTCCACTTTCCATACACTTCACAAGTATCTTGCCTACCTCTTCAGCAATATTTTCAGGTGCTTCGACATTGTGCTCGTCATGAACAGGTACACAGTATCTAACTGTGAATAACAAATTGTTCTTCCTTAGCCAATTAAAGAATTTAATGGCAGATAATTTGAAACACATAGAACCAGCATGTTGAATAGGATAATTTATTGACTGTTTCATTGAATCAGATAACCTTCTCCTCAAATGCTGAGAGCTTGTTTTGTAATAATTATCACCGTTAGATCCTAACATATATTTAGCTTCTGGAGAACCCAATTCGCTGTCTATCTTACAAAGATTATCCCAATCATATATGAATGCTTTATGTTTAGTAATAGGATTAAGAAGGATATATCCCTTATCTAGAACGTCTTCCCTCCTAAATTCCTGATATCTCTTTAATCCAGAAAAACCAGACATATAATTATCATATACTTCTTGAGCCCTTCTCTTAGTAAGACCATAGTTCTTCATTAAAGTGTTCCAATCTCCTCCATAGTTGAAACAGAACTCATACCCTTTAGCAGCATCTCTAAGAGGTTTATATTTAGCCTTAACTTCAGATAATGGAGTATCATCAGGAATATCAGTGAATACTATTCTAGCAGTTAGACTATGTAAATCTCCACTTCCATTTACTAATTCGTCCAACATGGCCACATCATTAGCAATAGACGCCATTAAGAAGGATTCCTGTCCTTTATAATCACAACTGATCCATTTATATCCAGAATCTGCTATAAAACAACTTCTAGTAAATGGATCATGTGGAAGATTCATTAGGGACGGGTTGGTTGCAGACAATCGACCAGTATCGGCTCCTAATTGGAAATAATCTGGATGAATACGTCCACTAACTGGATTAATCTTATCTATAAACTTCTGCCCAAAAGTATCAACAAGTATTTTAGCCTTCTTATACTCTACATATAATGGAACTATAGTACACTTATTGGCTTGTGGCTTAATAAGCTTTATATCAGCAGATTTCTTCTTAACTTTAGTCTTTGGGTCTATAGTAGTACAGTTAAGACCTAGATGTTCAAATAAAGGCACTACTTGTTGGCTACTAGACCAGTTTACATTACATTTAGCACAAGTATCAAATCCAGAGAACAAATCTCCCTGTAGATTACGTGTTACATATGGAAATGCTTTATCATACTCATAATGAATAAGTCCAGTTTGAGGATTCTGAACTCTCTTTACATTACTCATATTATTGTTTAGGGAATCAAATAGTTTAAACTCTTCCATAATGGGAACTTCTTCGGTAGATACTCTAATATATCCCTCAGTAGAAGATTTATGTTCTTCATAATAATCCTCTACCCACTTATTAAGAGCAGCTTCTGCTTTATTAACTTCTTCTTTATCCCTCGACATCTTTTGCTTCCATTTGATTGGATCAAGTTTAGCTCCACAATATTCCATATAAGCAATTACTGGAGTAAACTTCATTTCAAATTCAGCAGCCTTAGTTAATTCTTTCTTCTCTAGCTCTGCATCTTGCTTCTCTTTAATCTTAGTAAGATACATAACATCACCAGCAGCATATTGTACTACTGGTATTGTTAAACCTTGTGTGATAATTTGTCCTCGAACTGTTTTATCAATATCTATACCAAGATAGAAGTCAGCGGCAGCTTTTAAAGCAAGACTATGAAACTGAGGAGGATACCCTAGATAGAGTATCTTCTCAGCAATCATTCCATCCCATACATTATAAGGAACTATTCTATGATGATATAGAAACCTTAAATCAAACGCAATATTCCAACCTAGAAATGTTTTAGTAGGATCTTCAAGCACACATCTAAGCTTTTCAATTGGAATGGTTACATTATCAATAACTATCTGATCCTCTCCTAAACCATATTGAGTACATAATAGAGGTTTTGTATATGGATCAAGACCAGCAGTTTCACTATCATATTCTATCCAACTATGAGGCATTATCATGTCTATAGCGTCAGACAGAGACAGTTCTTTATAAGCATCAGTTTCAAATAGTGATTTCTGATTACTTACTAGATATATCATGAAACCTCTATGTCAATATTACTAATATCAACATCTCCTAAACTACTAAGTGCGGCTTGTATTCTACTCTTAATAGCTTCTACAGCTTCATCTACATCTAGATGTCCATAATATTCATACCATGCTAATCCTTTAGCGTTAATATCAATCTTAAAGACTTTCTCTTCTACATTATATGGAGCAAATGGATCCACGTCTGCCCCTAAAGGTAAATTACTCATTAATTAATGATTATAAATTAATAATAAGTAATCTATTAACAGATCTCGTTACCGAGTCTTAATTTCCGGTATCAAAGTATAATAATGTGGGATTATCCTTTTGAATATCAATAGAATCTAAGTTCCTAATAGCAAGCTGTTGAGCAAACTGATTAGTATCAAATCCTATTGTTATAAGATGGTATCCGTGGACTGTAGGAATAATATGCTTTACTTTTACGTCTTGAGAACCTCTACAATTATTAACTATGTTAATAATATTGTTAAGATAATTTTCATTCTTACTGTCAACATCAACAATCCAAAGAGGTTTATAACCTCTAGCTCTAGTATGTCCACATGAAGAATCCCAAATCCTATATCCTTGATAACAATTGCCTTCCTGAATTAATTTAGCATATTCTTGAATTGCAGTACAAGCAACTTGCTCAGCATTACGCTTATTCAAAGTTATATATGCTCTTGCATGATTACTCTGACACAGTTCAGTAATTTTAGCTCTTTTACGTTCTAGCTGCTCTCTGCTGAATATATAATAAGTCTTAACAGTTCTGTAGCCATTATTACCTGTGTCAGTTACACAACCGTCCTTCTTACGCTGGATAATTTGTAAGAAGTAGAATTCATTAGGGTCATTAAACTCTAATATATCTAATATCTGATCAAAATTATCTACTATCATCCTCTTGTTATTTTAAGTTTAGGTGTCCATACTTCTCCTAATGCTCCTTTGTTACATCCTAGACCTATCCACTTAATAGTTGGAAAGAAGTCAAATAAATAAGAGAATACACTAGCATTTACATTAGGAATTTCAAAATCATTCCAGTACAGCATTATATACTCATCCTCTATATAATAACCTCTGACTGTGTGTACAAACGGGTAACCAATCTCACTAAACCATTTAGCATGTGAGCAATCCATATGCTTACTAGTTGGAAACTTAACTAGTAGTGTGTCAGACTCCAAATAAAATGGTTTACGCTTCTTGTGAAATTCTTCTTCGCTCATTATTATACTTATTTACTTCAATTAGTCTATCTGTAGTTACAAGGAGCAATCCAATACTAAATGCCCATAAAGGAGCAGCTGGAACTATAAATAGAGTTATGAACCCAAGTACAGCTCCTAGTATTAGCCAAGGAACTCCCCATATAAATAGATTTAGTATGCTATTATTGTCAAAATCCGTCATATTTCTTGTTTCATATCAGTCACTTGGAATTACATCTAAATTTGTTAAATAGAATCCGTTATCATCTAGGTCTCTCTGTACGAAGTATCCGTTAACATCTACAGTCTCTCCCTTGAGAGTATGTATCATAACTTCCCTGTCTCGATCATACCTTTGGAGAATTTCAATCAACTGTCCTACTAATATTGCCATTTGTCATAATATAAAGAGAACCTATATAATCTGTTTGCAGCCTCAACTGGAGTATGACCATCCCATTCATCAGCTTTCCATCTTTCAGGAACATTGAACAGATTCCATTCTTCCGCCCTATAATGATTGCTCACTTGACCCGTAGGAAGGTTAGCCATAACAATAAACCATCCTCCTCCAAAGCATAGTTCTCCATCTGCATGTCTGTAGGATTTATGGACTTCATATTTACCTTCCAAGCTGTTAAAGAATGCTGCATTGTACAGCATTCTGTAGTGATATAACTCATCAAAGGTATGAAATCCGTCTGAAACCTCACCTTCAGGTAGGAACAAGTTCTTTAGTCTTTGTAATAGTCTCATTAGAATTTACCCTCATTAGGTTGTAAACAAATCAGACCTTCATTACGCCACATTTCCACACATTTGCAATTGTCTTCAAGTACGAATGGAATATAGTATTTACCTTTGATGTTGTCTTCATAGAGCTTCTTCTTACATATAGGACCAGCTACGAAGCTATTAGCGGGACGCATAAGAATCATATCTGGATGTAGGAAGTTATTCTCCAACCACTGTTCTGTAGCTTTACGAACTTCTGGGGTATCTTCCCTACCAGTTAGTATTATTAACTTGGCAGGATAATTATCACAGAAGTTTCTAATAAGTTCAAGAATAGGAGTAATAGGCTCATCAGTAAGCATACCTTCAGCTGCACCTTCTCCATAGAACGGACGACCACTAGTATTCAGACACACAGTTGCATCCATATCTACTATAATTGCTGCTGGTAGGTTAGTGTCTTGAACTAATGCTTTAGCCTTAGCAGCCATAATTTCCTCATGAATTATGAAGTCTCTATAGCGTCTCCAAGTCTGTCTAATAACTTTCTCACCTATAGGATGTTCTCTTTTAGCATCACGACGAACACACTCATCTACGGGAGTCCAGAAATCTTTGTATTCAATCTCATACTTCCAATCGTAGGTATAATTCTCGTTAAAGTCCTTAACCATCTTCTCTAACTCTGCACAAGTTTTAGGGTTGAGGTTCATATTATCAACTATGATGTTATAACCTTTCTCCATACTATAAGCTAGTACAGTGTTATAAGTTGCAGTGACAACATCCTCTCTACTAGGAACCCAATAGTCTCCCAGCATGTTACGAATATCGTCATTGTTAAATCTTACTCTGTGCTCCGGGTCTTCATGACACCACTGCTTAGCAAAACTAGTTTTGCCACTTCCCTGAATTCCTCTACAGATTACTAATACTCTAGTTTCCATTAATCAATATTACATAAAACATCACTAAATCCGCTATAATCTAAGTCAGCTAAAATGTCTCGTATAAACGATATGTAATCTCTAGTACTTTGTAAATCCCGTATATATTCCTTAGTGGATATCATCTCCTCTATAAGTTCCGAATTGCCATGACAGAATTTCTCGTACTCTACTCGCCTCGCTTCTGCTTTAGCAATGTCATCATCAAGGTCTCGAATTACTGATTCAACATCACTAACAGTGAGTTTAGTATACTTCTCTTCATTACCAGCATGTGCTATACTAAGATTATCAAAGAATCTTTGATACACCTCATTAGACCTACTGAATGATTGAAGTAGTAACCTCTCCTCTGGATGTGCTTTAGGCACTAAATAAAATGATAAATAACTACTCATTTCTCATTAGTTGGCTTAAGCCACAAGCTAGTTTTAGTAAAGATATAATCTCTCAGTTCAGTAAGTTCAGATAACCATCCCAATGCTAAAGATGAGTTACATTTAAAGCATTTTGTTAGTTCTTCCCTTATCCTCTCCTCTGATACTACTGGCATTTTATTGAAATAATCATAAGACTTCATAACTTGCCACATATCTTGAGATACTAGCAACCTTTTAGTAATAGAGAATCTTATACCTCTAAGTATTCTTAGTGGGTCATCATCGAATGTTGTTATTGGGTCTAATGGGGTTACCAGCAGCCTCCTTGCTAAATGAGTCTTGCCATTAAAGTAGTCTATAATCTCTCCAGTATCAGGGTCTTTAGCCATAGCATTAACAGTAAAATCTCTACGAGATAAATCATCATATAGATTACCTGGTTCTACAATGGGAATCCTAGTGCCTGGGACATATCCTACTTCCTTCCTTGCCATCACAAAGTCTGCTACACCTTGATACTTATATCCTTCTGGGAATTTAGCACGTATAGTGTAACATTCTGGAGTTACTAAGAAGATTTCGAACTTCTGTTCTTCCAAGTAGCTCTTTAATGCTTTGAACATTAGTTGAGCTGGACTAAGCTGAGCTTCACATGGGTGAATTTTACTATAGACTGCCTTTGTAGGCACAGCTACATAATCAACATCCTTATTAGTAAGACCTAATAGCTCATCGCGTATCTTACCACCAACTTCGTAGAATTTAAAATCTTCCATTTTAATAAAAATATTATTCTTCCATTTTATCAAATGACTGTATTAACCCTTCTTACCAGTCATAGACGCATCCTATTATTCTGTTCTTCTTAACGAATCCATACAATTGATCAATGGCTTCCTCATATGTTATGCCTGGAAAGAGTGGGCAGCATAGATTTTGGCCTTCCTCAAAGTTCTCAGGGACAGTATAGTCCATATAATTAACCTTAGAATATCGTTCAAAGTATTCATAGCTATCCAGATAGGGAGGAAGACTTACATAGCCATCAGTAGGCAATAAGTTATATGTGTCTAGAATTTCTAACGCCTGTTCTTTAGTAATAATTCCTGCATCAGCTTCCTCAAACAGTTTATCAGCTATTTCGCCTTTAAGCTGTCCTACTTCTGCTAGCTTACGGGTTAATAAACTTAGCTTACTAGATACTTCTTCCGTCATATATAAGTGGATATTTGTTAAACTCCTCATCAGTACCTTCAAATGGAGTGATATTATAGTTATAATATTCATCCCAATCTATGCTATTTAGTACTTTAAGGACATCTTCGTCTGTCATATACTCGTAATCATATCCTTCTGCTGTTACTATAAATTCATCGTCAACTATGCTGACGGCTAATTCGTAAGCATAATCATCAGCGGCTTTAGACATGTTATCATCATACATAGAAGGTGCATAAGCGACCACAAATTCATTCTTGCAGTCGTTTATGCACTCAATTAAATATCTATTCATTACTGGTCTGCTTCTATATCAATTTCTCCTTTATCTAATGACTTAGACTCCTCTCCTAAGAATCTAAAGCATTTAAGTTTGTAAGCTTCAGATAAACCATTCTCAATGCGAATCACTATACCTTCATGTGGTACATCATTGTGACATGTAGGTGAAAGTTCTTCCATGTAGAACCTTTTATCATTAGCTAGCTTTTGGATAAAATTCTCATTCCAATGCTCAGTCTCATCAAGCTCCGGATATAAATCCTTAGCATATCCGTAATATAACTGTTCTACCGGAGTAAGTCCTTTATCTTTACACCACCGTTGTACTTGTCTAGCAGAGAATTCAAATACCACACCATCTGGATTTGTATAAGTAATACGGTAAATTTGGATACCGAAATTCTTACCATATTCATACGGTGTAGTCTGAGTAGTAGGATCCCATATAGGTCTCTCATAACCATAGTCATAAGCTTTACCATTCATTGCTTGAATAGCCTGACCTGTAGGCAGCCATCCTATGATTTCATAATAAAGAGTAAGTCCTTTAGTAAGATACGGAGACAATTTAGAATGAGCTTCACCCCAAATATCACAACCATAATATCCTGCACTTGCTTCTTTATTGTAATACTGATTTTTAACTACCTTTCTAGAAGACCATAAGTAGTCATACTTAGTGTCTGGAACATCTGTGAACCAGCTAGCCACCTTGTCTTTCCATCTTAATGGTCTTTTACATAGTACATCGGCAGAAATACCTGATGTTCCATGTACTTTGGAAGTAATACTAATAATATCATTAGGTTTAATAACCCAAGGACATTTCTTAATAAGAACAGTATCATAATGAAATCTAAACTGATTCTCTACTAATTTACTAATGCCTTTAGGCTGCTTAGCTTGCCTAGAAGAATTTCCAGAAGTTTTAGGAGGATTCACTACATACTTCTTACAAAGTATATGTTTATCCAAACTATCAAATTCTGTTCCTTCTTTCAAATTGGTAACTACTTCATGAGATTCTCCTATAAAATCCAGCCATTTATATAACGAATCTATAGGCATTATAAATCCCTCTGAAGGAACTCCCTGCAACTTAATAGGCTTTACCCTACCATTATCCTCAAAGAAACCTGGAGAAGCTTCCTTGTTAGCATTGAATTCATTGTGTCTAAATAGATTATTAGCTGCCAAATATTTATTAGCAATCTGACATCCTACAGGGAAATATATATATTGCCCTGGTTGAGTATCCTTAGATACGGATATCATATAACCATCTACATGAACACATTTCATCCTTTCACATTTAGGATTAGGGTGTGGTGTGAAATCTTTTACTTGAATTATCTTAGCTGCATAATTAACATTAAACTTAGAAGATTGATTTATACGCATGTATTACGGATAATTTCCGTCTGTAAATAGATAATCTATACAAGTGTCCAATCAGTACGCTCTACAGCATCAGGGAACCACTTAGTTACCTTGTAATACTGATTAGAGTTAGGCTTTGGATAACATACTATACTGCCCTTAAGCATAGTATACCTTCTACCAGAAGGATTAGTAACTGTCTCGCCTATACGCATCATAGATAATGCTTCTCCAAAGTCAAATACTTGTTTCTCCATAATCTTAAAAATTTATTTGGTTTTACAATTAGCTTCTAAATAATCATAGAGTTCATCTATGTTCTTTAGAATCTCATTACCTTGCTCGTCTGTAGCAACTATATGTGGATTTTCTGATTTCTCATACACCCACCATTGAATCCAGTCCATACCCTCTTCGTTATAATACTCAGACAGAAGTAACATTGCTAAATCCTCAGCATTGGTTACTAGTGGACTTTCCATTATATCAATGCCCATATTGTAAAGCTTTCTCATTTGCTCTACAATATTAGTAAGAGAGTGAATTGCATGTAGGAATGTAGTCTTTACCATACTATTTTATCGAAGTTATCGCTCATAGTTTGAATTGTAGCCGAATCATAGTGTTTTAATAAAGCAAGATAATAATCAAATATAGATTGGTACAAATCATCCTTTTCAGCATCAGTAAGGGAGTTGCCAGCAAGGGACACCATTAAATCAGCTATATTAGAGCTTAATAATACAGATGTTTTATTTATCATCTAACGTTACAAATAAAGTAGCCAGTATGTCCAGTATCTTTTTATCACTCATATCATTGATAGTTAGTAATGTTTCTCGAATTGAGAACACATCATTATCTGGGCGATAATGAGTTCTCATAACTCTAATGACATCATCTACATCTCTGATTAAAGTATCTTCATCATAAGCTATATCATCCCTGTATTTAAAGAACTGAATTTTGGGCTTACCTTCCCTTCTATATGCTACTATATAATTCATTCTCGTGTAAGTTCAAATTCACGCATAAAGTTAGCAAATACTTGTGCCAACGATTCATCTTGTTTGTTGTTATAGTAATAATTGAATGCATGAAACACTTCATGCCAGAAAGAATTCTTAATCTGTTCTTCAGTCAGATTAATTACCTTTCCATCATCAGTCTTCATGCATTCTGCTACCTTTATTTCTAATGTTAGATTACAATGAGAACCAAAGGTATCACCATCATCTATAAAATCGCACAAAGTGACTTTATACCAATGATTGGCTATTCTAACCTTACTAGGGATGTCATATTTATTCATAATCCCTAATACATTTTAGAACTGGCTGTAGAGGACAACCTTCATCGCTAAGATAGAAGTACTTCACAGTAGCCATCTTACCAATAATTTCATCCATTCTGTCAAGATATTCCCATTTTAACTCACGAGGACCCATAGGTTTGGCTTCAAACTCTTTACCCTCTTTAGTTTTACATACAAATACCATGTCTTCGGGACGTAATCCTTCACTATAACCAACAATTTCAAATTCTGCGTCCTTATACATTTTGACTTTAATCATAGCATTAGTTCTTCCTCCAAAGTTATATACCTTAGAAGGATCACGAATAACTATTCCCTCAAAGCCTTCACCTACATACTTGTCATGTAGTTTCTGTATATTAGCCCAACCAACAACTGTTTCTTGAGGAACTATTTGGAACTTCAATTCTCCATCATCCCATTCTCTTTCTGGATTGAAACCTAAATTCAATTCATCAGTAATGTCATGAAGAATGTCTAGTCGTTCCTCAAATGTTTTGGTACTATCCATTACATCGTAAATATAATATTCAAGCCAATCCATTCCAGCTGTATCTTTCTCCAATCTTGCCGCACCACTGATCTGCTGTAGAGATTTACCATGTTTATATAGTTCACCATCTAATACAATATCAGGATGCTCTTCAAAGAATTGAATAAGTTTTGGATTATGACGCATGAAGGAAGTTGAAGCATCGTAATTACCACCTCCTCTAGAGGCAGTTCTTACTTCCCCATCCTTCCAATAGAAGGAGCATCTAACTCCATCTATCTTTCTGCTACCGTACCAATATTTGATTTTATCAAACACACTAGTAGCAACTTTGTCAGCTTGTTTAGCTAACATATGCTTCTTAAATCCATTTGAATCAGTAACACCATTACCTAAGTGTTCCTCAACAAATGCCTCAACTGCTACAGCATTATTAATTTTAATTGAAGATGGTAGCAGTTTATACCCTTTATCTGTGTATTTCTTTAAATGAGAGTTATACTCTAATCGAGCCTGTTCAGATACGGTTCTTTTAACCTTACCTTTATAAATCCATATCTCTGGCTGTACAGTTACTTTACCACCATATTGATATGTCTTTCTTCTAATAACAAACCCATGTTGAGCATCATCCCATTCGTAACTAATCTCAACTACTCTAGTTTTACCCTTGTTGTCTTTAGTTACTAATATGTCCATATTAATTTACACTCTTATGCAATTAATCAAGATCGTCAATAGTTACAGATTCATTACAATCTTTAATGAGCGAGTTTACTAATTCAGCACGCTCTGTAGTTAACTTCTTAGCTATCTCCTCTGCTTCCTCCGCCTTTGCACGATATTCAAATTGCATCGCATAGGCTTTCTGGATTTCTACACCTAATTCTGTAATTTGCTTACTTCTAGTTATTACTTCTTCTGCGTTTATCATATAGATTTAACAGACTTATATTTAGAACCTTTATGCTTAGATACATAGTCCATAGCCTCGGCCCTACTAGAAGTCCACTTAGTAGGGCCACTTCTATCCGTATATATCACATATATGGATTCCGGCATAGAAGTAGGTTCATCTATTATTTCATAACAAGCATCTTCAACAACTATATTTATATGTTGTCTTAATTTATCTTCTAACCCCATATGTAATTATCTAATTGACGTGATTCCATAAATTCTCCTCTTAAATCTTTAACACATTTCATATCCCAGCGAGTTCCAGCATGTCTAAGAGCTGCAGCTAGGTTATTATTGTATTCGAGATTGCTAGAGGGTATAAATAAATCTTTAGACTCCCATACTGTAGACAGATTAGTCTCCTCGTACTTTATAATGCACCATAAATGATTTCTATGGTCATACTTAGACTCTACTGTCTCAAATACAATCTTCTTAGTCTCTGGATTAACTGCGACTATTCTTGCATTTGTAATACCCTTTATCTTAAAGCATTTACCTATTACCTGACTTGCTAAGTCATTCTGTACAGATACAAGAGCATCCTTCAGTTTAGAAGTAGCCGCAATCAATCCCTCAATCTCAGAAGGTATATAGTTATCCATTTAAGCAATAATTAATTAGTTCCAGTATGTCCAAATCCTCCTTCTCCTCGTTCAGTAGAAGGTAATTCTTCAACAACTTCCCATTCTATAGTTTCATGCTTAGCAATGACTACTTGGGCAATTCTTTCTCCATCAGTAATTCTAACTGGGACATTGGAAGTGTTCACTAATACAACTCCAATCTCTCCTCTGTAGTCAGCGTCAATGGTTCCAGGTGAATTAAGGACAGTAAGTCCCAATTTTAGTGCAAGACCGCTTCGTGGTCGAACTTGCGCCTCGTAACCCTTAGGTAAAGCTATAAACAATCCAGTCGGAATCAAACATCTACCTCCTGGCTTTATTTCAATAGTAGAAGCAACAGGAATACTGGGAACTCTTCTATCAGTAGGATTTCCTTCCTTGTCTACCACAAATGGACCATTTGGATCTTCAATTTTACTGATAGCTACAACATCAGCATCGAAAAAGAATTTCTCAGGCTTATTGTCTACTAACTTAATTCTACTAAAGTCTCCTCTAATATCCATACCTGCTGATAAGGGAGTTTCATACTGAGGAAGCTTGTTGTTGGATAAATTAATTACTTGTACTTTCATTGAGTGTAAACGAATAAATTGAATTCTTAGTTTTAAATATCTTTTTATTCCAATCTATAGACATTATATTAGAAGTAGTATACCACCTATCAGTATTATCAAGGACTAATGGTAGACCTTCTGTAAAGGCGGGAGTCACACCTGATTCTGTAAACCCTACCTTTTGTCTAGCATTATTAATTCCCTCAATCTTAGTGATAGTCATATATCCTTTTTTAGCATGTTCCAAAGAGTAATCTTTGAACCACTTAATAATGACTTCAAATTTACATTCATCAGCTTCGGTATAAAATGCTTTCACCAATAAATCATTATCATAGACTGCTAGGAATGGATTCTCTCTGGCACTACAACTCCCTTTAATCTTAAATGCCTTCTTACGCTCCTTGTAATGGTTTATATCGAAGGTTTCTAAATTGAAGCAATATCCAGCCATTTCTGTTAATTGATCTCTCAACTTAGTGGAAGACTGGCTATCGTAAACATATTTAAACGTTAGCATTCAACTATATAATATTTAGGAAATATAATTCCATCTATTTCTAGTTCTACTTCCTGAACAGTATCAAACACATCAAATATACTGTCATAGTAAGCATCAGCCATCTCTTTACATGTCACTACAGATGGTTGATTAGACTGACCCTCCATTGTTTGTTTAAGTGAGTCTCTATAGTTGTTAACTACCCTATTAGCATCGCCATCATCTAGAATAAGAATAACTTTACCGTTAATTCTGTATTCATAGATGCCATTCCATATACTTTCTTCTTCGGAACATGTATTTAGAAATGGTTCTAACTCTGCTTCAGTGGCAGTATTGAGTCCTAAATGATAAGCAGTCATATATAACTGCCCTGGATTTTCAAATCCCTTTAATCTTGCTAATTTAATAAAATCTGTGTAGTGCATAGTAATTAACTTAATATATAAGCATTAGTTTTGGTTCTTGATAAAGATACATATTGAAGCTGTCTAAGTTCATTAATATCTCTATCCAACTTTAGATTACCCATGTCTACGAACACATTGTTATAGGAACTCCCTTGACTTCTGTGTGCAGTTATGGCATAACCATAGTCGAACGTCTGTGGCTTAATAACTCTATTATCAAATAACAGAGGAACTGGAGTAGCAAACGATTTTACCATATCGAAATATATACCCCATAAATACTTAGATTTAGTCCTATTACTCCACTTTTTAGCTTGTATTGCATCAAGCCTTACAGATTCTATCTTCTGAGCAAGTGTATGTAAATAGTCAGGATTTATATTATCTGGGTCTATTATGAATACGTTCATTAATCTCTTATCAACGCTATCATATAGGCCCAGCTCGAACCCCGAAAGTCTCATAAAATGAGGAATGTTTCTAGAGGTTCTGCGTATGTTAATAATAATATAGTCAGAAGAATTAAAGAACATGTCGCCATCGTATTCAAAGTTCTCACACCCAGTTAGAAACTCTGATTTATGATATGGCTCATTGTCTGTAAATAATAATCTTCTGACACAATCATTAAAACCTTTTACGCGCTTATTAGTATATGCTATAAGTTTAGTATGGTTTACATTATTATGTGTCATACCATACTTAATTTCTGGTAAGGCATCTAGCATAAACTCTTTAGCATTATTATAGCAAAAGAGAGAACCCTTCTCTCCGATTCGTGTTTCAAATCTAGCTATAGGATTCTCTCTTAATGTTAATAATATGGGTGCTAGGGCAGTGTCTTCATCTTGTCTGAATATCTTAGTAAGACGTATTACATTCTCATGTTCGAACACCTTACTAAGACCTCCATTATTCACGGGAGCTATTTGGGCAATGTCCCCTATAAACAGAATCTTACACTGATAAAATTCACAATAGTCTACAAGTAGATCGTAAAGTTCATCACTAACCATAGAGGCTTCATCTATGATAATTAATCCCTTGTTAGGAATGTTACCCATACCTTCAGAATAGAACTTCAAATCCTTGTAGTCTAAGTTAAATATATCTAGCTTGGGAGATAATGCTAATAGTTTATGTAATGTAGTAGCTGTATAGCCTGTAGCCATCTCTAGGACTGCTTTAGCTTTGTGAGTAGGAGCACACAACTTAAAGAATTCTGTTCCTTTGGTACTATCTAAATACTGTACGAACTCATTCATAACTGCTGTTTTACCTACTCCAGCATACCCAGTAAGAACTAATATTCTTTCCGGACTATCTAAGAATTTAATCATCTTATCAATAGCATACAACTGCTCATCTGACCAAGCTATCTTGTTCATAACTATTTATCCCAAAATTTATAAGTTATGTTTGTTAACTTGTACTCTCCATCCTCAACTATAACCTTATAAAGCCTTTGGTTAGTGTTTGGATTATTAAGCGGTCCACATTCTTCAATGTAAGGGCCGAGCTTAACATAATTAAAGTTCTTCAGTTCAATTTCCTCTGCCAAAGTAGCTCTACCACTATACCACCCAATCTTTATGTTAAGCGGTACTGTTTCTTGCCATTGCATCTCAGTTTCAGCTGGAATTGTTACCTTAGGAAACTTTACCTCTTTATGAATAGTAAAGGAATCTACTATCTTAGTAGTAGTTAATGCCCTTACTAAACTAGCATAGTGATTAATGAGTTTAGGGTCATTATCGCCACCCATAAAACAGATAGCAGTAATACCTTTATTCTCATTAATGAGTTTCTCTATCCTAGTAATTGTTAGAGGTTCTCCAATATCCTCTGCCAAGTAAGAGCTATGACAGCCCTTACAATGGCAGGGACAATTGGATATATTAATGGCAAGAGTGGTTTCATCAGGAATTTCCCTGAATACTATATCATATCCTACATATTTAAGCATGTGCGTAGAATCTTCTGCTAGCTTCTTCTTGTCTTGCTTGACTGAAGTTGCTAACACGTTTTAAATAACCGATAACTCTAGTAGCATAATCAATGTTCTTACTACCACACTTAGGACATTCTTTGAGATATCTTTTATCAATATGTCCACAATCATTACAAATAGTATTTGGAATATTAAATGTGAAATAGTTAGTACCATTGACAGCTGCCACTTTCAACAAGTTACGATACTGTTCCTTACTAAGATGTTCATCTAGATTCATGTGGAGGGCGCTACCCGTGTTTATCTAATGTTTCCATTAGCACTGACTATATCTTAACGGAAGTACTTCCGCAATATCCATTTCAAGCAGCGTACCAATAGCTGCCTTACTCCTCCGATCCGAGGATAGTCGATACAGGATTATAATTATCAATGTTTATCTCCTGACCATTAAGTAGCCAGGCAGATTTAACTTTACTGTAGATTGGAAGATGTTTATATGAATTAGCAATTAAACCTCTAAAGCTATCTTTAGATTTACTTCTGCTACCATACTTCTCATATGTTTCTGTTAAGGTATGATTAGTATAATACTTACGTATCTCTAAGACTTCTTCGTCAGAGTATATTGCATTACCATTCAAACTTCCTGGATTACTCTTTTGAGAACTATGATGTACTTTATTAGATTCAGTATAAACTTCCGGCATAACAGATTGCCAAGTAATTCCTTCCCAAATCTTCTGAAATGCTGAGTAGGAGATTCTATCCTTAAACATCTCCCAACATTCCTTACATCTCAAGTCTCCATAAGAGTAAATCTCTCGAATTTGAATTACATCTTCCACTTTAAGTTTAGCTCTAGGATTTCCGTCTAACTGGTTAGATTCACCTCCCCCAGTAATATTATATCCTTTATCAGGATTCCTGGAATCAAAGGTCTTTATATAGTACCTCTCTAATTCCCCAAGCTTCTTAAAGTCGTCAGTATTATCTATCTCTTCTATAGTAAAGTTCTCAAGACCGTATTTACGCATAGACCTATATAAGTGTCTATCACACACTCTACTGTCTCTTATGTGACCTCTCCATCTTGCTTCTAGTGTAACTGTAGTTAAACCTATATACACCTTGCCGTTAATACTGTTAGTAATTTTATAGATAATCATTATATTGATAATTTCTACAAATTTACTAATTTAAATGGAGATGTGCAACTCATACATCATAATTAATTTCCCACGGGATTACCATACATCTAGTCTCACGACTCAAGCTTCAGGCTTCCCCGTTAGCATAGTTAATTACTATACCCGTCTGGTTAGACGCAAAGATATAACAGGCGATTGTTCACCATCGAGATACTTGATATAATCTTTACCATGTAGTTTAAATTTATCAAGTATAGTCAAGGAAGTATCTTCTACAGCATAAAAGTAACTATTGTAGCAATCTCTTGGTACAAAGTAACCTGCCTTCCTGTCCCACATAGCATGTTTAACTCCCAGGTTCTCCGCTGGGACGAACTCACAGTTAAACATCAACTCCTTAGTTCTAGCTTTACGATTTTCATCGCTAATAGTTTTAAGGATAGATTGCATAAATTCTCTGTAAGTAGGGTTATCATTAACTGGAATTCCTAAGAACTCAGCAGCTTCGATAACTCCATTAACACCTACAGTTAAATACTGTTTCTTCATATGAATGAATCCAGCAGAATAGACAGTTAGTAAACCATCATTTAAATAGTCTTTGAGTAATTCATTATATGCAGTTTGATATTTATGAACTTTCTGAACGTTTTCACGTAAATACTCAATCATATCGTATCCGTTATTAACTGCATCTTGAACTAATCTATTAATATTTAAAGTCATTACAGATTTACTACCAGTAGCAATACCACCAGCTCCAAGAGAATAACTAAATTGATTATCAGTTACTTCATTGCGAAGTCTACAACAACTTGACAGACTATCTGCTGAATCAGACATATAAGTAAAGAATGAGTGTCCCTTACTATACATCTCTGCTGTAAAGTCTGCCCATTCTTTATCTACTACATCCTCTCCATCAGTAAGAAGTGCTACAGTTTCCCACATATGTTCCATATAGTTCGCTACACTATATGCGTTCTCTTATGAACTGCTGTATGTCACCATACAGGTCAGACTATATCACAATCCTATTAGGATTCTCCCCATTTCCACTGTCAATAGCTTACAGTGTACTCTCTTTCGAGATAGTCGTTGAACTTTCATTACAGAACTCAAATGTATATCCATGATACAACCTATTAGCATTGATAGCTTTATGTAACCCTTCCACACAAGATGGCTTACCTATAAGGCGTACTGCTTCACTCATAGATTTATATATAGTATCATTCTCTATACATCTGACTGCCTTTGGAGCAGTCTTCCCCTTCATAGACTTACCAAGTACATCTACAGAGTGTCTTTCATTCTCTGACTGTGTGCACCATTCTAGGTTCTCTACACAGTTATTAGAACGATTGCCATCTATATGATTAACGTAAGGTTTGTTGTCAGGATTTGGTATGTACGTCTCAGCTACAAGCCTATGACACATATATCTTTTCTTAACACCTTCTTTCATTAACACAATCCTACTGTAACCATCTTGCATAACCTCTACTTTAAGTGATTTGCCAGGATAATTACGAGTTCCAGATTGCTTATACTTGATAATTCTATCTTTACTTCTAAAGTTACCTAAAGTACTTACTTCAAAGTACCCTTCATAGTTAGGGATTTCTTTCCAAATTTCTTCCATAATGCTTAGCTGCTGATTGTCTTAATACTAATTATTAAGTGCAAAGATAATGTAATTTACTTACATTTCCTAACTTTCTACCATTAATTAATGTTAAGATGTCCCAGCAATTAGAGGAGTTGTTCGAGATAGATTACTCTATCAAGCTGCGAAATTCACAGGGAACGTTAATATGCACTTAGTCCTCTCCTCGTTAAACCAAGTCATAAACTTCTTCTGTAACCAGTTCAAAGAATCCCATATGGGCTTAGTTCCATCTGGGAATACAAACTCACCAAATAAACCTTCAAAGTAATTCTTATCAAAATAACTGATATTCCAGAATACTGATTGGAAGTTACGAGCAGCTGCTGGTTGATTGATTGAATATACAATCTGTTGGAACTTCTGTTCAATAGTCTTATCAATATTTCTATGTTTATCAACCATCTCTTCTGGACGTTTCCAATAATCATCACCCCATTCTTTACGAGCGAAGTAATCGAAATACATTAGGAACTCACCAGTAGCTACTGCTCCAGCGAATTGTGAGCTGATAGCAAATACCAGATTAACAAACATACCGCAGAAGGAGTCCAGATTCTTAGGCTTGGCAGACAAACCTCCAATTGGCTGTAGCCCTTCAAGTAGGAACGGATACATAGTGATAGCCACGCAGTAGGGCATAATTGATGTTTCATCATGCTTGTAAAGTTCATGAGATTCCAGTTGTCTAATATACTCCTTAGCTAAATCTTCACCATATAACTGCCTAATTTTATCTGTAAGGATTGCTCTATTAACTTTAATTACATCACCCTTAAACAACTCTCCATTTAAAGTTACTATATTCTTCTCAGTAACATTGGCATTAGCATCATATTTACTACCTGTAGCAGCATTAGATGCTTTGGCATAATCTTTAATAAACTGCTTCTTCCCAGCTAATGCTCTGAGTTCAGCTTGTTTATGTCGATACAAAATGAATGCTTTAGCGACATCATAGTAATCACAAGCCATCAAAGCCTTTTCAATTTGATCTTGAAGCTCTTCTACTGATACTATGTTGTTAATATACAATTCATCTTTAATATCATCCAAAATATCGGAATCAATTGGTTCGTTAACAGCATTGAACGCCTTAGTAATAGCCGCGTCAATCTTATTAATATCGAAAGGTTCTACTCTCTTATTTCTTTTAATTACTAACATTCAATTTAGAAGTTTAATATGTTTCTTAGTAATAGAGTCTTCTCTGCTCTATTCATCAAATCTTTGCCCTTGTCATTACTAATTAACTGAGTAAATGCATTATACACAGTAAACATATCCACCTCATTACCCTCTCCTATATAATAGCTAGAATCAGGGTCTTCAAACATAGAACCATAAGCCTTAACAACAAGGTCTGTTCCTATCTTTACGTCTCCATACCCACCATTATAGGTCATAGATATAGCGTTTCTAACCCATCTACCTAGATTAGAGTCTATATTACTTGGAGTTCCTTCCCATGTAGTATTATGTAAGGTGTCCAACATCAATTTAATATCACTGGTTTGTGATAAAAGGTGTTCAACAGCTTTATAATTGATGGGCTTCTCAGACTCTAAGTTCTGAACTTGCAAGAACTCTGGGTCAAAGACACATAAGTTTGTACATGCTCTATTAAGAGCGCCTCTATAAATCTTAGCTACTGGTTTACGGACATCTAATCCATATACCATACCAATAACTTCATCGTGATTATCTATTCTGCAATTCTCTGGCATTACAGCTTGAATAAGTACACGATTATAAGTGATATCATCTGCATTAACCTCTCCATCTGCTGTTCTAGTAACTTGCTTAGGGAGTTCTGCTTCCACTATAAAGTTACTAGTAAACTTATACATTCTTTCTAGAAAGGGTTCTACATAAGCAGCCGTAGGGAAGTAATTACGCTTCCCTATTCTGGTTGCTTTACCATTTAACAGTTGATCAATCGTCAGTTGCATTATACACAGTACAATATCGGCTTTGGTAATTCTAGTAATCTAGCAGCATAATATACAGCTCTTAATGGATTTGCACCATTACCGTCAATAGGCATAGTGTTAGAACTAAAATAACCAACACCATACCTTTTGGCAATATTGTACAACCTCACTAATAACTCAGTAGATTGGCCCTTTGTTGGATCAATTTCATTTGACAAGAGCTGATTTAGCAAATACTTCAGAGCTTCTCTGCAAGTAGCTCTGGTATCATCACCATTAAATGTATGATTGTCTATCATAATTGTTCGCACAGTAACTCCACAAAATGCCTTCTCAGCATACTTTACCTCACCATTCTCCATTTCAATAGGAGTTCCTATTAATCCCTGCACAGGATGAACAGGCTTCTCTACATCTCTATCATTAATGGTTATCTTACCGGAATTTAGTTGCTTTGAGGCTTTAGAAATCATACTATCTTTAACAATAGTAGGAAGATCATCTATGTTAGTTTGGCCAGTTACTCTGAATCCAACAGCTGGTAAATTACTCATAAGATTATCCTCTGCTCGTCGAAAGTCTAGTTTACTTTGTTCTAACGCCTTAAAAGCATTTACATAGTCATCACAATTAGCTCTAAGAGCTATTACATCATCAATAGTTAAAGTCATTGTTTACATTATTGTAAGATAATTCGTCCATCTAACGTGTTCTTACCATCTACAATACTATAATCACAGGATGCAAGAGTATTACCGAAGTTCTTGTGTATCCACTCAGAACTTCCAAATAATGAGCCTACAGACTTATAAGTAAATCTTCTACCATAGGTAGTAGCGGACTGATGCAAGTCTCCTTTTACAAAGACTACATTACTGGAGATTCCCCTATTATCTAGATACTCATTAATAAAATTCTCAGTCTTTACATCTAAGGTTAGCGGTAAATTCTTGAACATATCCTTGTTATCTTTACCATGACACATTACATAAGTAACGTCACCAAGTTTGAACTCTCCGATAAATTTATCAAATACTTGACACTTAATATCGAACTGTTCAAGTATAGCAGCCAATGCTATATTAGCAGCATATCCAAAATCACCGTCATGGTTGGATTCCCCAACGCAGTAATAATATAAATTGGAATGCTTAATCTCTTCCTGTATAGACTTAATAAAACTAGTCATTAGTTTTATATAAGTATGCAGTTGTTCCTTATTGCTCATATTTTGAGCTAGGTCATGTCCACCTCTAGTAGTCTGGCCATTATATCCATCTAGAGAGTCTCCAAGATTACAGATAACAATATTCTCAAATCCTCCACCTATATGATAGGCTTCTGTATATACTCTTTTAAGAATCATATCAAATCTTCTCTTCATCTCTTCCTCATTATAAGGATTTTGATAAATAGATTGTGGAGATACAGCTGCTCCAGTATGAATATCAGATAGCCAAATGATTAAGTCTTTACCATTGGTTATCATAGGTGCTTTGCCCCAATCATACAAATTATTAATGTCTAAACCTTCTAGAATATGTTTACCATCTTCAATCTTAGACTTTAATTCTGCATTCTCTAATGCATATTTCTTTAATAAGGATTCATTCTGTTTTATCCTTTGAGTTTCTATGCCTCTAAGAAAGTCATTCTCCTTCTCTCTTAGTTGCATAACTTGAAGCTGTTCAGGAGTATTCTCCTCTATGATATGAGGAGCAAATGGAGCTGAAGCCTTAGTAATATTAAACACTCTCAGAATCTTCTTGAAATCTTCCAATGAATATTCTGGGAAGCTACGGCTAACTTCTCTTTGCGTGATAGAAGAGCCATAATATGAATACAATCTATAAATCATATTCATTTCATCACGTGTAAGTCTTCCGGCTAAAGGAGCTTTATCACGCAAAGGCACAGTAAATTCATAGGCAATAATCCTACCTTCCGTGTCTCTTATATACTGAATGGTTCCAGTACTAGTCTTTTCAGAGGTCTTCTTAGCCTTGGATTTAGTAGTTCCAACATAACCTCGTTCTTTAATCTGTTTAAACAAATCCATGACAGTAGAATACTGTTCATTAGATACCTTGTTAGCCTCATAGTCAAACTCCAGTTGCTTACGCTTATTGCAGAAATAATTCTGAGGAAGACCTGTCTTCTCAGCATAAGCATTCATACTAACATTATCTTTAATTACGTTATGTAAGTGACTGATCAATTTGACTAGAGTTTCGTTTCTCATATTACTGATGTAAATTAGATAGCCTTTCGGCCTTAATATAAAATTTCTAATCTCTTTGCTACTAAGTATCTATAAAGAATAAGGGGACTACCTTATTAAACATAAGATAATCCCCTTGATATTTAAGGTCAATAGAAGTTATAACTTATCCTTCAACCCCAAAGCAGATATATGTACCCATCTTAGCTGACTTAGACGGAGTGTACTTAACTTCAAAAGCACCATCCTCACCTTCAACTACTGCCTTAATATACTTGCAATATACGTCACCAGTGTAGTCTTTCTTAGTGTACAGCTCCTTAGCTACTTCTTTAGCCTTAGTCTTAGTCTCGAAATTGATAAACAGTACTTCACCAGTTGCAGGATTAATACCTTGATAACCAGTCTTATACTTTCTCTTACCCTTCTCATTCTTAATGTCAATCATAGTGTACGGACGCTCGCGAGTGTCAGCAGAACCTGCCTCAAACGTAATGGAACATCCAACACCAGCAGCCATCTTAGTATGTTTAGTAAGATATTCAGCGCAGAATTCCTTCAATGCTTTGTCAGTGATGGGCTTACCAGCAGCTTTCCATGCCTGAGTAGCATCACGAATTACTTGGAATGGGGCTTGTGCAACTGCTTCTTGTTTAGTGTAACCTTTAACTTCTACTTTCTTAAAATTTACTTGATTAGTCATAATTAATTGAGTTTTAAACATTATTCCATTGAGTGTAATCTCTTTGTTATTGTATTACAAAGGTACTGCTTTAATATTGGATTACCAAGCAATACTGATGTAAAATAATCTTAATGTTGTATTCTCAATCTGACCTCTTCTTTCAGGGAGGATGCTGCAAAGGTACTACTTTATCTCCAATTGGACAAGTAATGACTAATAAATAATACGATAAATTATTTTAACTATTATCATTAGGTGGAAAGCAAAATGTATTATTGCACATTCCACGCCATGTAGCTTCACTCTCTTCATAGAATTTATCTATTATGCCATTCTCATCATTAGCAATTATCCCAGTAGCCCATAACAGTTGATTAAATCTCATGTCTGGATACTTGTCTATTAAATCGGATAGCTTACTAAGAATAGCTTTGTTGTTTACATATCTAGTGTTATTCATACACTTTAAAATGGTAAATCTGGAGTTGAATCTTCCCAGGGTAATTCTTTATCGAGAATCTCATTGATTTTATCAACCATTTCCTTAGAAGACTTCATATCGAATGTAAGGAACTCTGTAGTATTTCTCATAAAATCGTCACAAATAACTGCAAGACCTCTAAGAATCCTTTCAGAGTTATGAGACTCTTTACCCTTACGAACTTTCTGAATTACTTGCCAAGTAGTAGCATTAGGAGTCTTATTTCTGGCTTGCTTAGTAAGGAAGCATATTAGTGAGATTAAGGCAAACTTAGTTCCTATATCACAAGCTAAACACCCCAAACTGAAGTAATCCTTATAATACTCCCTTAAGTCATTCAGAGTTGGTTCATAGTATTCCATCAGCATCGTATCCATACAATTCGTAGTATGCTACCATACGTAACAACTTAGTAAACTCTAAGAATCCTTCTTTCATATGGCCATTAGTAACTGGGTATACTCCAGACCTGAAATCAGGAACTGTAGATACTACCAGCATATTAGCCTTTAAAGAAGGTTTGACCTTATATGTGTTCTCAATATACAGTTTAAGCATCCACATATACATAGCCATTTGTCTAGCATAATGATACTTATCAAAACTCTCGCCAAACTTAGTAAGATAATGCCCACTTGTCTTTAAGTCATTGAGTGTTAACTCATCGCTATCAGGACAGTATGTGAAATTATCAAGTTTAGCTTTAAGTTTTAATACTTTATTCTTGCCACCATGTTCTACTAACACAGACATTAATAAGGCTGCTTCATTAGCTATAACAGGTTCTGCAAATAAACCTTCTGGTTTTAGTAATGACTGTATTTGCTTATTGCATTCAACTGATGTGAGACATTCTCGTAGCTTGTCTCTAGACTTGGGATCTAAATAAATAGGAACCTTATCGGCAACATATTTACTTCCCCATTCATAGGCTGTACGCTGAGCATAGTAGTCTTCGCATTTAATACGTAGAGCTTCCATCTTATCAGCATCCATTTTACCCTTATAATAGCTAATTTTATTTGATGCTGCTATAATTTCGTCAGCAGTAACAACATGAGTAGCTACAAATGTAGGATATAATTCATCCGCCATGAATCCAGCTTTAGCTGTAGGTCTATTAACTGTTTCTACAAGAATAAATGATTCTGGTTGCAGTATTAATTCATGCACTGCTGAACCAAAATACAGTGAGTCAGAATACCTAGAGTCCGCTTCTAAACCAGCTTTATACAAAGCAGGACTTCCACCCTGCTCTGGATTTATTAGCTTCAATCTAGAGTTACTGATGTAATCAGAATAAGCATCCCCGAAGTATTCTTCATCACTTATGTCTAAATATTCTATGGTTTCAATTAGTGGTGTTATTTTAATTTCCTCAAGCATATTGCTTCATAAATAGATAAGCATCGATTATCTCAGTTCTATTTAGTGAGAATACCTTGAACATAGGGAAGTCAACAGTTCTGTCTGTATGATACAGTAGTGCTGGCACCCCAGAACGTTGACATTTGATTACATTACTTAAAGAATCATCAATAAAGACATCCACTTTACCTTTAATCATATCAGCTTTGTTACCATGCTGGTATACCATTTGATAAATTGGTCTGTCAGGAAATCCATTCCTCCTGAGCCATTCTCTAGTCCATGCCTTATTATTGACTCTCTTAGTACAATACAGCTCTGGAATAAAGTCAGGTCTATTAATAACTGGGAGATTTAACCAGAAATCTCTCTCCTTACTAAGGATCTGTTGTACATTCCTAGTAATTATATGGTCTTTAAGCATGTGAGGATTATTAGCTGTATCAAAACGCTCACAATAAGCATCCCAAAACCCAGCCAAACAATCATCTATATCTAATCCTATTCTGAACATTCAATAGCATCTTGTTATGATTCTAGAATTCTTCTATATCATAGATGTCACCAATAATTATCTCTCTGTCTCTTGACATGATTACCCCTAGTTCTTCATAATCTCCAGGTAGATCAATATCATAATCTTCAACGAACAAGTTTATGAACTTGTCTTCAGCTTCTGTGAAGCTTCTAGCTCTCACTTTCTCTAACCACAAGTCTCCATTATTAAGACCATAACATGGTAGAATGTAAGTACTCATTTATTTAGTTTAAAATTTTAAGGCAATATAGAACTTCATAAGACAAATCAAAGCCGTAGGTAAGTCTTACTTCAGTTAAAGTGTCTTCATAAATTTCAACCATCTCTTACTAAGACTTCTTAATAAGTTCGTAAAAGAAATCTTTACTCATCATAACGTATTCTCCATCAGAGCCCATATTCACACCTTTATCAACTTGTTTATTCCAGACTATTACTAATGGTCTGTCTTTACGTCCACAAGTTTTGATGATTTCAGCAATAGATGGAGTATTCTTAGTACATTTGCATTGAACATAACAAGGTAATTTGTCCTCGGTTTCTGCAATATCAATCTTAGCATCATCCAAATTCTTAGATTCACTACGAGACGATTTCAATCCTTTATAACCGAGTTCAATTAATTCCTTAATAATTTTAAGTTCATAATTATTACCCTTACGTTTAGCATAAGCACCGTTACGTTTCTTCTTTGGTTTTACTTCTTCAGTACCTTCCATGCTTCGTTAATTAAGTTAAGTGTTGCATCTCTACCATATTTAGCATGAAAGTCGGATATATCCTTAGCTCCATAAGATCTAGGAATCCATAGGCATTCTACTCCAAATTGCTTCCTTATCCGATTCATATTATGAATTCCAGCTAAGTCATTGTCATAGAACACTACTATCTTCTTAAATCTCTTGCTGAGTTTCTCAAACTGAGATTCAGTTATGAATAGATTCTCAGAATTAGGAGCTATTGCAGTAATCCCTAAAGAATATAAGCACATTACATCCTTCATACTTTTAGTAATTACTAACAAATTACCTTCTGCTGGGAGTTGATGAGCTCCTTGCAACATGATAGCCTTCCAATTAGAAAGGAATCTTGTAGTTCCTTTGTCCCTAAATGGAAAGTATATACGCCATAACTCAATGCCTTTATCGTTTTTACCTCGATAATAGCCGAATATGGGGTTCTGAGAACCAGTAGTAGCATAATAATTCCCATTCAGGAATACAGTTTTACATGAGTACACTCTAAATTTCTTTAGAATATCCTTAGTAATTCCATATCTATGCCACCATTCCAGCTCTTTATCAGTGAATTCCTGTATTTCAGCCCGTATAACAGCAGGTCCCTTGTCTTTAAACTCAGTACTACTAATTACTGGCTTACTACCTTTAGGCAACGTCTTGTGTTTGATATAACCAAAATCATTAGCAATGATTTGTAAAGCCTTATAATAAGAGCAGCTATACTTATACATTACTACACTGATAAAATTGCCATAAAATTGTCCACTGAAATCATTGAAGATGATATCCCCAGACGCATTCCTATAAAAGGAACACGTAGGAGAGTTATCATTTCTCAACGGAGATTTAAACAGTCCCTTCTTTACTGGGATACCAAGATAATACTCAAGATATGTCTCCTGAGATTGCCTTTCAAGTAAATACTTCTTAGTAATTTTAGGTTCATACTCTAATACCATATTGATTCGATACTTAATGTTAGAACCTTAAAGTTACTAATTATTTCTTATACATCAAAGTCAAGGTCTGAATTAGCTGATGCAGCGTCTCCTGCTACCCCAAAATCATCAGAACTTGTTCCCGGCATATCTGTAGGACCGTTACTCTTCTGTTTATTCATCTGATTAGTTTCGTAATCAGAGAAGAAGACCTTATCACCCAACCAGTTATTAGAGATATAAGCATCACCTGCTTTACTAATATTAACGAAGTATGGCAAACAAGGTTCACCCTTCTTATTAGCAATCAGTTTCAGTTTAGTCTGCTTATTAACAGCGTCCTTGGTAATCTCAATAAAAGTCTTAGCTAGCTTCTCAAATTCATCGGGAAGCGCAAAGGTCATAGATTTAAACTTCTCATATTTCTTAGGAGATAGTTGTTCTCCAACATGAGCTAACATAAACTTAAACTTCTCCAAATTAGACGGATTCTCACGTTCTACCCCACCATTAGAGGTTACTGGTCTCACATCATCACCTTCTTTAGGACAGAATATAGTCTCTTCATATACTCCATTCTCATTCTCAAACGAAATCTTCATGGTCTTCCAAGTAGTACTTGGGTCTTTCTTACCAGCGAATTCGCTATAAGTTACACCCTTAAAGAGTACAGTATGGATTTCCCAAGGTTTCAGTCTAGGTTTGATTGATGATGTACCGTTAGTGTTGGATAAGTTGAAATTCATTGACATAGTTCTAATAGAATATTAAAGTTCGAAAGTTAATGGGTCAATCTCTTTAGCTGACTCATCTTCAATCTCTGTGTCTAGTGGCAAATCTACATTGTCAAAATCTTCCTTAACTTCTATGTTATCTACTTCAGGTTCTATAGGTCTGTCAGCATTACCAACTAATACAAACAAATCATCATAGCCCTTCATTTTAGTTACTGTAAATGTATCTCCATACTGTCTTAATAACTCATTGGATTTACCTCTACAGCTTACAGATAGACCTTTAGTAAGCTTATTACCACCTTTGGTACCAAAAGCTTCATCAGTACCAATAATTGGGAATGTTACTCCTTCAATCTTCTGGTAATTAATACTAATTCTATCTCCCCAGGCAGCACCTATCATAGCAGCAGCTGCCTTATTAAGTATATACTTATTGGAATCTAATGTTACTTGAGGTTCCGCTGTATCTTCAACCTCTACCGCAACCTTCTTGGTAGGTTCCTCCTTGACTATCTCCTGCTTCAGAGATTTATATTCTCCAGTAGCAGGATCAAAGTCTAGGGTTAATAGCATTTTAACTATCATTCTCCTAATTCAAACTTATTAATTGTATCAATAACCATCTTCATATTAGGTTCGATATATAAGTCAGAGAAACATCCAGCAGTACTTCTACAAGTATCAGGACCTAAGGATTTAGTTCTGAATTTATACGTAACTTCCTCATCATTAACTATCTTCTCCGCATAGAGCAAATAATTAAACAGTCCATCAATATTAACACTTCTGTCCAACATCTTACCGGTGGTGAAGAGTTTGTATTTAGGATCATAATCGTTACCATCATTCACAATATGTGATATGAAGATTACGATTAAATCGTCTCGAAGAGTCATTGCCTTAAGAATTAAGTCATAATAATGCTTTGCAAAGTCAATATGCTTATCATATCCTTTCTCGGCACTTCTAGACATTACTTCTTGAGAGAGAAGATAATTACTATCATCAATAGCTAAGACTTTAATCTCCGGCAGTTTAACATTAACTACGTTCATAATATTCATTACCTTAGCAAATTCATTACTAAAATACCAGTTACCAACGTAATTCTTGTCCTTATCCTGAGTTAACTTCTTATAATTCTTTCTAAATCCTGGAATAGATAATTGTTTTGGAGTACAACTAATAATAAACGTTTCTTTAGGATTCAGATATTGCAGCGAACTAGACTTACCACTACCTGAAAATCCTCCAAGTCCTATAATTTGGCTCATTAAGTTATAATGTTATGGTTACGCGTAAATCATCTCGTTTAGCTTTAGCTTCATCTTCTGGAAAGTCGATGATAGTCCAATCTGGATGTTTATACCTCTCATAGTCATTGATTTCAGATGGAATAGGTAATTCTTTAAAGATACCACATCTACCATAAAATCCTGTACCAATAGCTATGTCAGACGAACCAAATCTATTCTTAAGAACCAGTAATGACCTGAATCCATCCTTTAGTTCCTTTATGTCATATCCTCTATAAGAAGACAATTTGTTCCTAAATGGATTATACAATACTAATACAACATTAGCATCCTCGCTAGGAGAACCACTTTCCTTCAAATCGGACAAATCTGGCTCCTGTAACCCTTGCTTTAGTCTTTCAGAATTATTAGAATTTCTATTAAACTGCATAATATTAATTGGAGATACTTTACATTTATTTCTAAATGATACCCCATATGCAGAAATAGTATCAATCTCTTCTTTCTTACTACGACCTGGCAACGGTCTTACTAAGCCCAAATGGTCAGTAATTATAGCTATGATCTGATTAGGATTATTAAGTACATAAGTGTCTTCATCAACAAAGGTTCCAAACTTCTTCAAGTCTGCTATAACCATTTCTTTATACTTCTCTGAATTTAAAGTTCCATCATGTATTATAAGTCTGTCTTCTATTGATTCCAGCCATGGAATACATTCCTGAACTAAATCATAATCCTCATCAGATAATGTCACCCCCTTACCTCTAGAAAGCAATTCTTTAAAAGATATCTGTTTACCATAAGTCTCATAAATGTGAATAGAAAGCAGTTTAGCTAATAATTGCTCTGCACTCATTTCTAATGAGAATATAATAAACTGTAAATCTCTATCTTGACTTGTATCAAGAAGTGCTTTATAAATAAAAGAGTGAAGTACTAAACTGGTTTTACCATTACCAGTTCCTGCTGCTACTAAGTAATATGTTTCTTGAGTTAATCCATCAATAATCTGTTCTAATTTGGGCAGACCTAGTGATAATCCTTGATTGTCACCTCTTCTACCTCTTTCGATTAGATTTAACAAGCTACTAGTATGTGTCATAATTCTGTTATAGTATCAAATACCATTTCATCAAAGTGACCTTCCTTAAATGCTTTAATGGATTCCCAAGATTTGGATATAATGAAATCAGCTATATTCTTATTAAGCAGATTACATTTATTCTTTTTAGCCCAGTCGATTAACTCTAGTACTTCTTTATGCTTATCTTTACTCCATCCGATATTCTTACCATATCGGAAGAACATTTCATCTTCAGTAAAGAATCGTTTGGCGAAATTCCGCATATCATATTCTTTACCGTTAATAATACCTATTGGAGGATAAGCATCCCATAATTCTTGACCCAGTTCTCCTGAGTACTTTCTGTAATTTCTCATGAAATTCTCATTAAAGATTACAGTTTCGGGGTCAAACTTCTGACCCGCTTCAGGGACTTTATACTTCTTAGTAATAATTCCCTTAGTTTGAAGACTCAGTAAGATAGTCCTCAATCCAGTTTTAGTAATAGGCAATCCAAGATATTTAGTAAGGAATTCTCCATGACCTTCTTCTGGTTGCGCTATAAATAATAACTCAATCATTAACAACTCCTCAGCAGTAAGTCTATACTGCTCCATCATTAACAATTGATTGTCCAAAGACGTCTTTAATTTATCCAAGCTAATGATTAATAAGTTAGTAACTTACCAATCTATTATGCTGCAATAGTGTTATTCTGATTTCTCAGTGTCCTCAATTACATAAGCATCCTCAGCTACTTCAAATGGAGATAAGAAATCCTCAATGAGTTCTTCCTGTCTTTTAGCCATAGCCTTAGAATCATATACTTTACCATTAAAGGTAAATTCTCCCTTCCTATTTATGCCATTAGTAGCAACAGCATCAAATACAGAAGTAAGAGTAAATAGTTCAACTATACGTTCAACTGTCATTTCAAATTCTCGATATGAGTTACAAAGATAATCAAATCTATTTATACTACCAACTGAATCTACCTAAATTTGAGGCTTCTCATAAGGCTTGGTACATCTAACATCTTATTCCCTATAGAAGCAGAGACAATGCAAATGCTAGCCTTAGAATGTCTCTCTAATAGGTGTAACAGACCAAATATGTCTACATTCGCAGTAGTATCTGGCAAAGGTAACACAACTTCTTGGTCTATTACGTCATAATAGTTTACGGTATACATCAGAATCTAAATATCATTTTAGTTTCTTTGTTCTTCTTAGGAGTAAATTCTCTTCCTTCTAAGACATCTAGCAGATTAGAGCTGTCTATGGTTATGAAATCTTTACCACTAGTACTTTTACGAAACCATTCTTCTTCAACAGTTCCTTTAATTACAAAGGTAAATACTTCTGCCACTTTGTTCTCCGCCTTCCTAATAACTCTGCCAATTCTTTGTGTCTTAGTAGTAGGACTAGAATCAAATCCAAGAATAACAGCTACAGACAATCCCGGAATGTCAGCACCTTCGTCCAACATTTTAGAGGTATTAAGTACTCCCACTTTAGCTTCCTTGAATTCCTCCAAGGTCATACGCCCTTTCTTCTTAGTTTCCTTACTAGATAACACTTTACCATATCCAATCTTCTCCGCGACCTTAATTGTCTTACTAAACGTAATACATTTCTTGTCTTGACGGTGCTTCAATATTAAATCAGTAAGTTCTATCTTCTTAGGATGGTTATATATAAACTGCTTCCTTCCTTGCAGGGCTCTGTTAAACCCCATTGCATGTATTAGAATCTGTTTATTAATAGCCTTAAATTCGTCAGGCTTATTAGCATAATCAGGACACATTCTCTTAGCTAATTCAATGCGTTTCTGCCATTTAGAAGCACATGCCATAGCTAAGGTAAAATCATGGTTAAAGAAAGAGAAATGATCGTAAAACTCTCTATTTAATTCTAGATACTTGCTTAGATCATCTACTTCTATTAAGACTTTGTACTCCCTATAAGGAGACAACCAGCCTCTGGCAGTAGCTTCACTAACATCTACTCTATCAACTACAGGACAATACTTCTTGATGTAACTGTCTTTACCATCAAGCCTTTCCATAGTTGCTGTTAAGCCTAGAATTATTTTATACTTAACTACTTCGAACACCTTTCCAAATAAATCGGAGGCATATTTATGACACTCATCAAGTATTAATAGATCACAATTCCATTCCTTTCTTACTACAGTATTAATGATAAGCACCTGATAAACTTTAGGTACTTTTTGCTCAGCTAAATCTGCTAACCATTGTCTTTGCAAAGCATCTGTAGGTACTACTATTATAACACTCTTTCCAGGATTCTTAGCCAAGAATCTCTTCATACACATAATGGCAGTTCTAGTCTTACCGAAACCAGTACAATAGACTAGACTTCCACATAATCTGTTATTAACCCATCGTTGAACACCTAAAGCTTGACGTTCACTTCTGGTAATATTTCCAAATAAGTCTGCCATTTGTTATGTAAAGAGCTATTACACCTTATATTAAATCATCTATCCCTTAAGTCTTGTGATATGACTATAATGAAATTAAATTAAGTAATGCATAGCTATTACATAATAATCTGGATTAATAACTGTCAACCAATTACAATTCAGATATAATTTACAGAGTAAATCCTTTAGCATCACATACCATTTTAATTTGTTCCTTACGAGTTTCCCATTGAGAGATGTGGAACTTAACTTCTTCAGCCAAAGAATAGAGTATTCTATTTCTGAGAACCTTAAGTTGGTCTGTAGTTAACTCTGTATATTTCTTACTCTTCAGATTAACCATAGCTCTTAATTGAGTATAATTCAATCCTTTGGGAGTAATATAGATGGGAGCGGTAGGTTTAAGACCTAATCTCTCTCTAGCCACTACAAGCTTGTCTCTCAGCTGACCATCAGAGTCTTTCTCTACCAAGTCCTTGCTCTCTTGAGCAGTAAACCAGAGACCTTGCTTGAGAATGAATGTGAGTGTAATATGTTGCTTGTTGAACTTTCCCAGTCTGTCCAAACAACCTTCACGAACAAGTTCAGTAGGAATATCTTTGAATTCCTCCGGACAATTATTCATGGTTCCGTCAATCGGATAATCCTTAGGGTCTATAGCATCCTTATTAATGTCTAGGAAAGATACTAGGGCCTCTAAGAATTTAAATCTAGGCAGATGTTGCTCTTGCTCTAGCCATCTTAAGAATAGCTCAGCATTACAACGCTGCTTCTGGTCATTAATAATGTCCAATAAAACATAACGACCAGGATACTCCTTGCTAGTATTGTGAAGCATAGATTCACAATGGGCGTAGAAACTACGAAGTTCTTCCTCAGTACAATCAACCAAACGCTTCTCCTCTTGTACTAATTCTCCATTAACTTCTTGTTTACGACCCTTCCATACGAAGGAGTTAATATTATTCATAGCAGCTGCCAATTTCTCTTTAAACATACAGATATATCATATTAATTTGATGTAATGGTCTAATCTCTTTAATTTAGATAATCTTTTACAGTACAATCTCACCTTCTGGTGGCTTCTCGTAAATAAAAGTCTCAAAATAAAAGTCAGTATTCTTATAAGGAACTTGAATATTATTCTCAGAATCGTACCAAGTATCCTTACCAGCTACTACTTCCCTATATTTTAAGAATCCGATGTCCCCAACTACTAGGAATGGGCTATCCCAATTAGGACATCGCGTACACGCTTTATATGCACCAGTTTTTAAGTCTTCAAACACATATTGAATATAGCCACCTACGTTCTCTTGTGCAGCTACAAGCCGCACACGTAAGGTCTCTATTATCATAGATATCTTGAGCCTACACGCATATCTTCAGGAATGTTATCTTCTTCAAATGGAACTGCTTTCCATTCTAGATCGTCTGGATTCCATCCAAATGCTTCTGCATCTGCGTGGGCAATATCTCTACCTCTATCTAGAGCTTCTTGTTGTGTTTCGAATTCTTCTGTTTCTTGATAGGTAATATTACCCTTCAACCCTGCATAAATGTTGTACTCAGTCATTCTTCTGATTCGTTAGTGTTAATTTTACCATCTTTATAAGTTACACAACCGTATTTAGCGAAGTCACATACACTCTTCTCAATACCACTGAAACAGGGATATTTAGCACATTCTTTACAGGTGCGCTCAGGATACTTGTATTTAACTCCATCTCTGTCTTTGTCACAGTCTTCGGATTGCTTCTTAGCCATGCGCCTCTGAGTTAGTTGTGTCTTAGTAAATTACTTGAATAATAAGGCCATTATTACTCCTACAGTAACTACTCCTAGACTTGTTGATAAAGTGGTTAATCTTTTATTCTTCTTAGTTATTTTACGTAACTGCTCTTGCTGTGTTTGAATAGCTGTATCTTGCAACTTAATGTGCATGTTAGCTCTTTCCAGTTGAAGTTTACGTAGACTATCAGCTTTAGCCAAGTTTGCAGTTAGTAAGGCATAAGAATCTACTTGCTTTATAAGTTCTACCTTCTCAAGTTTTAACTTCTTATGCTCCAGGAATATAAGATTAGTCGACTTTAGCTGTTTAGGAGTTATAACTATTAATGAGTCATTTACCAACTTCGGATAGATATTCTGTGAAGAACACCACATCGTTGGCAATAGGCTGATTAGTAATATTAATAAACTCCTTCTCATATGTATACTTTATAGTATCTATTTTACCGTTACTAGTAGCGATAACACTAAGAATACTATCATTAGTATTTGCTAAATCTCTTATTTCCTTATTAAGCGAATCAATAGTCATTTCATATTTGTTGGTATCTGGCATTACTACAGGATCTTCCTTTAGTAATAAACCAACTACAACTATTATAATGGCTATAGTAGCTCCTATTATAAATGGTTTACTCATTGCAGATAGTAATGATTATACAAATCTACAATATCATTCACTTTCTCTGGTGAGGCTGTGAGCAATGTGTCTAAACATTCTCTTTCCTTGTCATTCAGATTAAGTTCAACTTCTACCATTCGGGAATCTAATTCATATACCTCTTTTGCTGTATTATAACCAGCAATATACTTCCCTGGGCATTGTTTAAAGAATGCAACTTCTTGATCTAAGAGTGCATTTACCACACCACGATTGATTAAACCTGGATCTGTACTGTAGAAAGCATGTTTGTTTCCTTTGCGAGCTTTACCTAAGGCAATTGTTTTACCTACTTCCTCGTTAAACTCATCTTCCGGGTTACATATCGCAACCCCTATTGATAGTTTCTTTACACCATCACAATGAACTGCATCAGAATCACTATAATCAGTAATAACAGCATCTACTTCTTGTGATACTGCTGCCATAATGAATTTACGTTCAATGTTTGCGTAATCAGTAAAGGAATCAATTCTATATTCTACTCTCTCTTTCATAAGATTAACTTTATAAGATAATAAGTCTTATCTCTTTAGATGGTCTAATCTTCTATTTAGATATTATTTCCTACCTAAACCATTATAGAAGTCAAGTATGGCGTTCTCTTTACGAAGCCATGTGGCTTGTTCTCTAGCCATATCAAGAATAGTTCTACTAATGGACTCTTCTTCTACCTGTTCTTTAACTAGCATACCAGTATCTTCATCATCTCCGTTTAGCCACTGGAATGTAGCCCAATCTCCTTCTTTCTGAGCCTGGTCTACAATCTTGTTGATACTCATAGTAGTCTCAATTTCCCTGTCTACCGTAGCAGCAAAAGGCATGATTCTATCTACGATATCTACTTTAATAGGAGGAACTGGGGGATACTGGAACAAGGCATCATTCTCGGTTAGATATTCAAATATCCACGAATGATGTAGGTACTCTTCTTTAGCTCTACCTCTCCAGTAGATGCCAAGTTTAGGAAGTCCTTCTACTTCAAAGTAATTAGCGAATGTCATATACAAAGCATGATTAGCTAGTTCAGCAGACATCTGCTTTACTAACATTTCAATCATTACCGACGATAAAGGACATTTACGTCTTGTAGTATCAATAACTCTCTCAGTATATTTCATAGTAGGTTCTGCACCCACTGTTTGAACTCCATCACTTGTTACTTCTTGTATTGGATTTCCGTCTTTGTCTAGCTTTCTCACTGTTAAATACTTTAAAGTTATTATTTCGCAAATAATCTAATGGTGCTCCTATCCAAGTAATGTACTTAGCACAGGTAATCTCCTTATCCATCTTGATGAACTGCGACTCTTTAACTCTTAAAGGTTTATCAGAAGAGAAGAATTTGGTACCTACACATTCTGCCCCATCCTTTCTAATGAGATATAATTGCACTTCATATAGAAAGGTGGGATATTCTGTTAGTTTAACGTCCCCAGAATGGTAGATTGTCTGGGCTGTACGTTTTACCATTCCAGGAATACTTTAGTACTTCCGATTTGGGCGTCTTATACTTCCCTAAAATATAAGGAATGTCAGACTGGATACACTTATGACTAAACGTAGTCTTAGGTATAGGTTTCTTGGTCTTCGGGTTAAGCTTACCTGTAGTAAAATTACCACCCTTTACATAGACTACCAAAGTTCCAGGTATGTCTATGATTTTAACCGGCTCAGACCAATTGTAATTAGGAGCAGGAACTCTTCTAAATTTCTTCCACAGCTTACGCTCCTTTGGAGTTTTAGTCCAAACATTAGGGTCGCGAGGTTTAACACTAGGCTGTCTCAGATGCTCAGCTACTAGGAAAGCATCATCATTCCAGTCTCTAATTCTAAGTCTCTTAACTCTGTCCTCTGGACTTTCTTTCTCCTTAAAAGTCTTCTTCTCCATTTTACTGATAAGATTAAATGTTAATTACTTCGTATGAATAGTACCACAAGTATTACACTTATAGATACCTTTCTCATAATCATACAGCGTGTGATTAGTAAGTCTACCACACCTAGTACAATTCATAACTTTTACAGATTCATATACTCTCCTTGACCTTTTCTTGGGAGTCACCCCTACAGTTGAAGTCATAGTTAAATACCTTTAGTCAGTTCTTCTAATCTCTGTATTGCTTCTCTATAATCTGCAATATAAGTTGCCAAAGACATGGATTCTGGATGTTTCATTTCAACACGATAATTGGCAATAATCTTAAGACATGTAAGCAACGGCACCCCATACGCTGCTATCTTTAATTCTTGCCGTTCTCCTTCCTTGGATTTGACAGTTCTTAGCACTGACAAATCCCAGAAGTGTGAACTATCACCTACAGATTCCATTCTGAAATCAGCTTCTTCTATTACCATCAACTTTGTAATGTTAATTTATAAATTAGTTAATCTCCATTTCCTTGAGTATCTTATGGATTAGCCAAATAAATACAAACGGTGATATGAATGGACACAGAGACATAGTATAAAACTCATCACTTAGAGATTCATAAAAGGTATCTGGGTCTTCACAGTGACTATTTATTAAGTAATCAGCCAATGTAGACAATAGGAAAGATACTCCATACATTACCAATGCTATAATTACGACTGTCATTTCTCTCTGTTTAATATATTACAGAGTCTCTGTAAGTCTGCTATAATGGGGACTAACGTACCAGCGCCTTTAACAAGGGCTGCTCTCTGGTCGGCTATTTTACTAGCATATTCTAATTTAACTGCATTAACAGAATCATCATAACCCTTCTTCATAGAAGCTCTATTAGCTAGAAAGGTCGGAATGGTAATATATAAATGTAATAATGCATCCAGAGTTTTAGTGAGTTCCTTATAAGTCATAGCTTTAGTAACTCTGTCATATACAAATATATATGTGTCAACTCCATCTGGTATTATATTTACATATTTATCAGTCTCCGTACCCTTTCTCCCTACATGGTCAGAGATTCTTATTACAGGCGGAAATCCTTCAATAGTAAAATATTCTGAGGTTCCTACATAATCAGTAGAAGTAAATCCCTTTCTCCTCAACCATGCTCTTAGCTTGCTCACCCCTCTCATCTTGTTTATTATTCTTCAATGTCTTCAGAAATACCTGAGCACCAGTTAATGGACAACAATATAACTTACATTCGTTGTGCTCACCTCTAAAGTAGCAATGTTTACACGAAGTATTAGAATTAACTGGTTCAGCTATTTCAAAGTAACTACCGTCCACCTCAATGATGTCTCCTGTACTTAAAACAGGTGATATATAACCATCAACAAATTTAAATGTAATCATAATTAGATTCAAAAAAATAAGGGTCAAACTCAGACAGCTATATAGGTTAGACCTTACCTCTGTTAAAGATAAAGCATAATCTAAATAAACTAATCTAAATCTGACCCAATACGGCAGTACAAGTATGCACTACTCGATAAATGCCGCTAATCGGCTAGGTTTCATCGCACATAATTGCGATAATAGCAATATTTATTACTAGGTGTACTACATATTAGTAGTGGGAAGGAGACTAAACCCCCCCCCCTCATAGCAATTGGCTGGTAAATACCATGACCTGCTATGTTATTCGAAATAATCAGGAAATTTGTTTCGGAAGGAATCATCAATTTTAAGTCCATCCAAATCCTCACAAACCGCCAGTTCCTCCAGAAGTGCGTCCTCTGAATCGTCCACTGCACCATTATCGGAGTTAATCAATTCAATAAGAAGGTTTGCTTTCTGGGAAGTTAAATCAGTACCAATCCAGCTGACTATAACTTCTACAAAGAAATCATCGAACTCAAGAGAAGTACCTACATCAGAGGCAGCAATCTCATTCTTCTTATCGAATAACTCTTTGATAACATCATCACTGATAGGTTCTTTAAATTTATCCCTAAGTACAGTGACCAATTGTGATTGTTCTTTAAAGTTCATATGCGTATATGATAATTACAAATGCTAGCAACAGCTAACACGCACTTCGTAAGAAGTTATTACTAATACGTAATGATATAATTCAATAGTATTGAATTTCACGGCATTCGTAATGCCTAAAGTAGATATATCCTCTCATATACATCCACTAGTTATATTAGAATAAAGAATTTACCTCTTCCAGGATATAAACAAGTAATTACCTACCAATCCGGGATAACCTTCCTTATTAATTACTTTTACAAAGAATTGCTTCTCTTCGTAATATTTAAGAATGTCATCAATAGATTTTAGTTCGTCATCATTTAAATCCATTACTAGACTAAAGTAATTATTCTCACTTTTAGCCTTAATAAAGCTGTCAGTAGTACTAATGAACCTCTTAAGTATAATTTCTTGAGTTACTACTTCATTGTACGTTGCAACCGAATATGCTTCCTCCGCATTCATTGAACTTCCTTCTAACAGTTTGCTGAAATCAAATAACTTTCTCATAATCTAATTAATTTAAGCCTCCTTTTAGTGACTTGAGTGGGACTCTAACCCACAACCTGCTCCTTAGGACGGAGATGCTCTATACTATTGAGCTATCAAGCCTTGACGGTTACATACTAATAGATCCGGTATGTTTACCTCTTACTTTAACAGAGTTAGCAGTAATATCTCCCTCTACATCACCACCTACTTCGATGCTGTTAGCTTCTATACTACCTCCTACATTACCTTTAACTTTGACACTATTACCATGTACAGTAAGAGCGTTTCCATCAATGTCACATGTGTTACAGTTAAGCTCCTTTACATTACCAGTAAAACTGATATGTACACTATCATTATTGACTTCGGATATTAATTTACCATTCACATAAATTCTATTCTTTATTTGTGACATGGTAATATCATCTTCATCAATATCAAACGATTCATTGTCAATAAACAGTTTATTCATGATTCTTCTTATCCAGTTCATAATACTTAATAAGTTTATCAAATGCTTTAACTCTAGCATTATGTCCTTCCTCACTATCAGGGGTCCACCAATAAGCTTTACCATACCTATCTTTAGGAGCATTTAGAAACTTCCTGTTAAATTCTGGAATCATGGTAATTATATCACGTTGGCTATAAATAGTGATTCCACGTTCGGTTCCTGCCATAGCGTGTTCTATACAGAAACACATTCCCCAGTATTCAGGGTGGGTTACAAATAATTCTTTAGCTTTTTTAAGAACACTTACAACATCTGTCATTTCACTTTAGATTTAGTTAGTTGGCCAATCATTTGATTTCTAAAGCCCTCAACTTGATGGGGACATATATTAGTAATCCATTCTTTAAAATATCTATGATATTTAGTGTGATTACTTTTATAGAACTCTCTTTCCAACCAGTTATACAATTCTCTTTCCATGTTTATTAAATTAGTAGTCTTATTCAGAATCGAACTGAAACCTCCATATCCGTAGTATGGTATTCTATCCGTTAAACTATAAGACTAAAGAATAGAGGGTGTGCTGTTACGCCAAATGCTCTGACTGAGTTTCACTCTTATCTCGTTTACCTTCCTCCGTCTATATAGGCAGTTTCAACATGAGTATTCTAAACGACATTATTACATTCTTGATTCGAGGCTATCAGTAAGGATGCTGCCTAATTATACTTCAATAGAAACCTACTCGCAACTCTTTAAATGATGGCCGCTTTTAAGCCTACATCCCCTCTATTATAATTATTCTATACCATAGTACATTAAGTACAATACTTGCTGCCTTAAACCGTATCTACGTGTAACAACATTGGCATTAAACCTTCCAGTTATGGCTGCATTAATGCTTCTTTTCAATTTGTCGGCAGTAAATGATTTACCAGTAGTACCAATTAATCCATTAGGTTCATCAGCGCAAATAAAATCTACAGCTTCAAATAACTGTTCTTTGGTCTCTGCACTGTTTACCTTTTGCCACTTCTCTAATTCTCTCTCAGAATTCATAACTTAAGACAATGCTTCAAGCTCTTTAGCCAATTCTTCATAAGATTTACTCTCAAGCTCTGCATCCTGTTTCTTAGCCATGAGATCAAGAATCTTTTGACGCTTAGCTTTCTTCTCAGCAGCTACAATGCGTTCTTCCTGTTCCTGTAACTTAACGTCAATAATGTGTTTTACAATATTGAATTTCAGTTCAAGTTCAGTGGCGTCTTTAGTACGAGTCTTAATGAAACTTTCGGTTTGTGATTCCTTTAGCCTCTTATTAAGATTAATAGCAATAGGATCAAGTTGTTCCAGAGATAAATCCCACAAATCTTCAACAGATAATACTCCACGGTTAGTGGAATAACGTAATTTTACCCTTGATGCTTTCTCAAACATAACATTTTCATTTAAAAGTTAACTTTAATGGTTCTTGTAAAGCTGCCAGTAACTTTACAGATAACACTATTGCGGATGGTAGATGAGAATCCTAAACCACTCAACTGATTATCAGAATAAGGAGCCTTCATCTTATTAGCTAACATCTCAAACGTCTTACGATCCTGAGATAGTTCACTCCTAAGATATTCGTTAAAGAATCCTCTTACTGGAGATGGATTCTTGCACCCATCTAAGATAAAGAAATAGTGTTTATTGCCTACTTCTGCACCGTTCCAATAATTTGGAGACAGAGTGAGTAACGATACCTTATGGAATTTGTTAGTAGACAAGTTCCACGTCTCTTTATCACTTGAATTACTCGGAAGGACATCATGTATGACAATTCCCTTGGCCTTAGAATACTCAAATCTGGCTACTGTCACTTTATCACGACCTCGAAGATCTGTTGTGTAGGTATACTCACGTACTTCTCCGTTACATTCAATTTCAACAGTAAATCCAACATCGTGATAATCTCTTTTGCAGAAATTGTGTACATATACGGTATACATACCTTCCATACGCGGTTCATCCTCCCAGATAACGTTCTCTACTGGTTTACGAGAATGTATACCACCAGCATTCATGTCAACATCTAGCACCCCACCAGAAGTTCCAGTTCTATGTGAATAATAGATTTCATTATCACGTGGTTGTATGATATGGATGTCTAAATCATCACCATTATACCATGCAAGAGAACACCTTAGATATCCATTCACCTTACCTCCAGCAGCCTGCACCTTATCCTTAATAGAAGAATCTGCAAGGTCTCCATTGTATGTCCAAGCGAAATTGTTTGGCCATTTAAATAGATTCTTTGCATCTTTATTAGATGGAGCTGTTAGAGTCATAAGGTTGTTTATATGTCTACTTTCTAATAGAACTTCTATACTGGTAGCATTGGGAACAACATCCTTAATAAAGTCCTCAATTGATATTTCAGCAACAGTACCTAATTTCTTAGGATTAACTGGAATATCTTCCGCTAAATCTTGGAATACACTATTCCCAAGCATTGACTTCTTAGCATTTCTATCAGCAAAGATTACATCATTAACTGTAATGTCAGTAATTTCTGCATGTCGCCTTGGAAGTGCATCCATTAGCCCTAGTTCAATAACCCTAGCTTCAGCAGCTTGAATCATCTTCTTAGTAGCTATTGTCTTAGGTCTTTGATAATTAGCAGGAGCTACTATTCTCTCGTAAGCTCTTACACTTTCATCAAGTTCACGTCCATTGGAGATGTCTACAAGCAAAGTGCCTATAGCAGTATTCCTAATACGTCCTACATATCCAACTTTAGCAGATTCAACCCAGCAGAAATTATCACGTTCCTCACGGGGTACTACTTCATATTTCTTCTTAAGTGCAACAAATGCCTCTAGATCGGATTTGTACTGGTCTCCACGATACAAAGAACCTTGTGAAATCAAATCCAGAACAATGTCAAAAGCATCCATGGATAACTCATCCAAAGCTCGCTTCAATACTGTTTTATTGGTACGAAGTGCTCCTCTTACTGCTTCTTCAGAATCAGATACTGCACAAAGTAAATGATTAGGAAGCTTGTAAAATAAATGATTCCATGTATGTACGTGTCTCGTAGGAGTTTCTATCCACACATTGTTCTTATCTGTACCCAGTTTAACCACCTTACTAACAAATACGTCACATACTGGTTTAGATTTAACAAGTTGGGCTAAGTTTCTGGCTACTGTAGCATAAGGTTCATCTAACACTAAGGAATCCCAAATACTTACTAACTTGTTATTAACTATTGCAACTACATTGCCATAAGGTTTGATAAATTGACGACAGCAATTACATGTATGTGATTGTCTCTCGTCTTCTGGATAAGAATCTATGTAACAATCCCACAGCTCATCCTTATTAACATTAGTTAAATACAATCTATCAGCATTATTAGCTAAGGCATCAAATTGCTTATAAACTGCTCGTTTAAAATCAATAAATTCCACGATAATTAAATTTTATAAAGGTTTTACATTATCAAAGATAGCATCACTGGCTTCTTCTCCCCATTTAGAATAGATAACAACACCTATTGGGGTCACTTGGAATACAAACGGATCAATACTTCGTGGTATTACTCTTATCTCAGTTTCAGTAAAAGATACCAGTTGTTGCATATCGTCTACTGGTGCAGCTATAAATAAGTCTGTAGATTTACAGGCAGTATGAGACATAGTTACTCCCTCAGTTCTTCCATTCCAATACTTGGCAAATGGATACGCTAGAAGTTCTTTCTTGTGGTATTGTAAGAATGTTAGACCTTTGGAAACAGGCTCTTCATGATAAAAGTTATAGCGAGAGTATGGATTTGGGGTACTAATCCTTCTGACATTGACTTCTACGTTAGTAATAAGAGCATTATTACGATTAGAGTATTTATTATCCGTTAACGAGTCTAGTGTAGTCTTAGTAGCCAAGATTTCATCCAGATTATCTTCTGGTATATCACCTTTATAATACGATAGTGGCCCGGATACCAATCCATACTTAACATTCAGATTAATAAAATCTTCCTCTTTGAGTATAATGCATCCAGGGAAGTTCTGCGAGAAGAAGTTATAGCATTTAAAAGTCTCTAAGTTATTCATATACTTCTCAGCATCTGTAATAACTGAAGAGTGATCAAATCCTAGTAACTTAGCTTTCTCAGCTTTCTCAATTGCAACATGATTCATCTCTAAGCTTCTGGTTTGTTGCAACCAGTTTAAGCTGGCTAATATATAAGCTTGATGAATCTCTAGAGCTCCTATTTGGGGTCTAGTACCAATTTGTGTGTCCATAATCTTTATGCTTTCTTTTTAATAGAACCTGGTCTTGTAGTAGCCCTTTTGAATGTATCAGACTGCTTATCCCACCATGCTTGACGGTCTCTAAGACGTTGTTGTTTCTTCTTGTATTTCATACATATTTAAGTTTAATTCATTGCTAGCATTATAAGCAAGCTTATCAGCTTTCTCATTATACTCAGAACCATTATGTCCTTTGACCCATCTCACGTCTATAAGCTTATGACGTTCAATAGCCCTATCAAGTCTAGCCCATAAGTCAGTATTAGCTTTCCTTTTCCAGTTCTTAGTAAGAGTACCTACTATATACATGGAATCAGTAACTATAATGACTTCTGAGCTAGTTTTAATGGATTCTAATGCGACTATAACTGCCATTAGTTCCATTCTTTGATTAGTACTATTTACATACATTTTACTGTAGGAGAATACTTCCTTTCCATCTTCCACGATAACGAATCCTATTCCACCTTGATTTCTAGCAGGAGAGTATGCTCCATCAGTAAATATTGTATACTTATGCATCAGCTGTAGGATCTTCAACAAAATCTTCGTCGGAATCTGTTTCAGCTTCTGTTGCTTTGTGAAGTAAATGTAATGTCCACATTCCTAATACGAATGCAACATACAGTTCATCCTCAGGCTCTTCATATGTAAGCTGATCTAATACAGCATTACATACTTCCATCAATGAGAAATCATCCTTAGACATTTCTTCATCAGATATCTTAGTCATATCATTTACATAAGGTCTAACTTTCTGTATAGCCATATCAAATGACTTAGATAGTCGCAAACCCTTATCACCAGCATCTATAGCTGCATGAAGAGGTTCTTGTAACTCATCTCTAAGATATCCTAATGCAAAGGCTCTAGTTATGTCTCCTTTAGCTAAATCTAAGAAAGACTCAGCATTAAGAAACTCGTCTAATTCAAATTCGATGTCTTTAATGTCTATTAATTTACCCATTTGATTATTGAAGTAAACTTCCAATCTTATCGGCCATGGAAGTTGCTTTATTAGAGACTTCGCTAAGATTAGCTGTCTCAGTTTGTAATAAAATAATCTCTTGTTCTTTAGCTGCTTTCTCATCATCTGCTCTTTTAGCTACATCACGTAACTTATTAACAGTAGACTGAAATGCATCAATAATCTTGGAGGATTCTTCTGCCAGAGAAGAACTAGTAATCTTATTTACTTTCTTACCTATTATCATAAGAGTTATTTAGTTACAAGACTTAAGGGATGTCGCCATCAGAGGATTCGAACCCCCTGCCACTACGCGTACTGTGGACCCGATCAAAACGATTGTTAATGGCGTTGGAGCAGTGATTAAGACTTATGTCCCTAAAGAGGTATGCTGCAACCACCCCACTCCTTGTACTTCGGAGCACATCTTATTCCATATGCTAGACTCTGCTTTAGTCTTCATCGCCAGAGTTAATTATAATCCAGTCTCTAGCCTGGTTTCATTTTCACTTGCTTAAACTTACCACACTTAGTGCATACCAAAAGGTATACATGGGAATAAGGAATTTCTTCATCATTCATGTATACATTCATGTGCTTTAATTCCTTCCAATTATGCCGACACGTTAGTTTCAGTATCCAATTCTTTAATAGCTCTTTCATATTACAATATTTTAGTCACTTTGCCAAACACGGATTTAGTCCATCCATTAATCTTACCATGATTGTTGCCTATAAGGACTCCTCTATCTCCCTTAGCTTTGACTAAGTGAGTATAGTATCTACCTTTGACTTTACAAAAGACAATATCTCCCACTTCTACTTTATCTAGGGTTACTGGACTTAAGACATGCTTTTGTCCCGATTTGATTAGAGGAGTCATGGAATTTCCCTTCTCTGAAGTTACGAAGGAGTTTCCTTCTGCCAACATCTTTACCTTGTATAGCATTAGCCATTAATTGCATTTCGTAAATAAAGTTTAATCTCTGTTCCATTCTAGAACCGTTAGTTATTCTCTCAAACATAGATAAATGTCCTCCATTGCCACATAAACAATATTCCATTAAAGTGTCATATCGTTGTTTCTTAGCCTCTAGCTCGGCTTCTGGAATGGGATATCTCTTAAGTTCAAGACCTCTATATAAATCAACAAGTTCGCCCAATGTAGATGACAGTTTTAATAATGCCATTACATTGGGCGCACGATGCCTTTCACATTTATTGACGTATTCCTCTAAAGCTAAATCCCAGTCACCGAATACATATTTGACTTGTGACAATTCAATTTCAGTAACCTTTCTTAGAAATTCATAAATCTTCATTATTAACTGCTTTAGACGTTACTACCTTATTTTCAGTCCTTTCTTTAGTCTTGATAGCAGACTTACAAGCCTTCTTTCTCATTACTAACGGACAATCACAATACCCTGCTGGATTATACCAACAACAATAATCACACTGATGCATACAACATAATTTTAATTGTAGCCAGAACGGGAGTCGAACCCGCACGAGCACTTCTGCCCACCAGATTTTAAGTCTGACGCGTCTACCAGTTCCGCCATCTGGCCATCCTTGTTACACAATACATGCAAGAAGTAACATTACTGTAGTTACTATTGATATGGAGAACATCACTTTAGTAAATTTATCATTGACATTCCATGTCATTCCTAGAGCTGCACTTCCTAAGGACATTGCAGCTAGAGTTACCAACACATACTTTAAAACCATCATATTTCACACTGCTCTTCATTTAATCTATCAATCCAATTGATTAATAGACGATACAACCATTTCATTTCCTTAATACTTTCTTTGCATATTCACCATAGGAACCATGTCTCTTCATAAACGGAGTTAGAAACCTATAATCGAATTTATAATCACATACATCATAATCGTTCACAATCTCCCTACTAGAAGAAATCTCATAGTCTAGGATATCTTTAAGTGTTAGAATATCTCTAGTCTGTTGCCTTTGGTGTCTCTTAACCCTTCGGTTATACCAATTGCGTTTAACTTTAGGTCCTTTAACAATAGGAATTTTACGTCTACTTCTAGTCATTTAATACATAATCACAATAAGTATCAACAAAATCTTTGGCTTCTTTCAAACCACATTTGGCAGATTCTTTTACATGCTTAACTGTTTGTAGTTTGGTACCCCTCTGCACAAGCTGCTTCATCTTAAAAAAGTCTTCACATGACAAATCAATTGTATTATTCCAACGCTTCTTGTATGCAAGCATTGCATCATTATACTCTTGAGGATGTTCTGTCCAAGTGATTTGCTGGTCCAGGATAACTGTACAAGTTCCATCAAGTATATCATACTCTCTGGATTCTACAGTAAATTTGCCAGCTTCTAGCACCACTGTGTCTGTAGGGAATGGAATCATCTCTGATGAGATTGATACTTCCTCTATTGTCTTATCGTCTTTTACAAACTTTACGTACATAATCTTTAAGTATTAATTAGTAATGTGGCGAGAAGGTGACTCGAACACCCAACCTTGATATTATGAGTATCACGCTCTAACCAGTTGAGCTATCTCGCCATTAATAAGAACATAAAGCTCGTCGTGTTTACATCGTCACCAATGTAACCTTAATACCTCCCGTTTGCTTCACTGCCGGCTAGTTTGGCTTTGTCTCCTTATGTTCTTATGGATTTATAAGTTAACGATATTTATCGAATATGCTATCCGTAGCTTCAGTATCCCACATAGTAGCAATAATTGCTCCTATTTCATTTGCCTTAAAGACAATTGGATCCTCAAGCTGACGTTTTCTAGCCTCTTCTTTACCTGAATACATTCTGATAGTTATATTATCTGTCATAGTATCATAGGGAGCTGCTATACACCAGTCACTGTCATTTAAGGTAAGTGGACTGAAGCTTACACTGTCCTCAACTTCTGGGTGTCCTATAGCACGCATATATTGCCATCCAGAAGAGATATCGTCCACTACAAACGGGAATCTTGAGAAGTATTCAACGATTTCATTTACTATACTCTTTGGCATATCGGAATCTATATCTATTCTAGGAACCCATTGCATGTTATTAATATTCCTTATTTTACGCAATTCCTCTCCGGCCTTTACAATAGCTTCAATGTTCTCTTCAGGGATAACTCCCTTATAAGTTGAAATGGGACCACAAGCTAAGTTGTACTTCTTCAATACTTTAAAGAAATCATCATAAGGAACTATCATACAAGAGGGACTAACTTTCTTGATTCTGTCAATAAGAGAGGCAATTTCATCTCTAGATTTACTAGAACCTTTAGCAGTTAATAGAGTACGAAGTACTTCAGCATTCTTAGTTCTACCTAATCCATTAGCTTCCAGCTTAGCAATCTGAGCTTTAATATCTTCTGTCTTATCGACATTCTGCCCTTCCAAGTATTTCTTACAATACTCCATAGAAGCAACTACTAGGGCATTACGTAGAGCTTCTGCATTCAAATTATTTACCATTGTTATGACTTATTATACTAGTTATATAACGCACACTATACACTATGAACGAACAGCCACTACTTCCAGTTACTAAGAGTAAGAGTACACATATAAGCTGATTGTGCCAAGGTCCGTACTCGGTTCTAGATATATTAAAATAGAATGTATTCTTAACACCATTAATAATAGCCCTATTCCAGGTTGGGGTGTCTACGGCTAGCTTAAATGTGTTATTAAACCCTTCAGCTTGTAATACAAGTTTATTTACCTTCTTAGTAGTAGAATTACCATCTTGTGTAATAGTTTCATCCTCTACTATTCTGTCTATGACTTTGCATTTAACTCTGTGGTCAACATTCATATCATGCCAGAACTGAGTAGTATATACTTTAATACATAAACATAGTATTAACAAAGCTACTATTGCAATCCTTCCTGAAACCTTTTCAATTTCAGGTCTTAAGTCAATTATTGTTGGCATCTTTTACACTTAATAATTGCGTTGCTGTATTCAGTCCTAATTCATATGCTTCAGCAATCAATACCACTGCATCGGCTAATGTAAGCTTGTTATTATTTGCTTCAGCAAACTCACCTGCTTCTTCAAAGATTTCTTTCAAATTATCTGCCATAATTAAATAAGTTTTAAAGTTACTACTCTAGTAGGGTAGGAGAGACTCGAACTCTCACACCCGAAGGCATCAGTGCCTAAAACTGACGTGTCTACCATTCCACCACTACCCCATTACCGTTTTAATAATTTAATGAACTCATCTTCATTCCCCTTGTAGTATTGCTGAAGATATGCTATATATACAGCTTCATTCTTAACTATTTGAGGGAATTTATTCTCAAACTCAATTACTCTCTCTTCTCCAACTACGCTAACATGAAAGCCTCTAGCATCATTACTAGGACTGCATAGCAACATAAATAAAATAACTATTAGATACTTCATTATAAATAAAAGAAAGAGGAGTGTTGCCACTCCCTTTCTAGTTTTAACCCAAAGTCAGTGTTAATCTTTAAAGTCGTTACGACTATATTCGAAATAAGTTTCACACATCTTTAAAGTCGTTTCAATCTTATCGGCTCCAAGCAATCCTATTAACCCAGCGGCTAATTTATCAGCAGGAGTTTCGATAATAGCTTTCTTAGAAGCGAGACCAACTTGACGTTGATAGGATTCAACACTGGTCTTAATATGGAACGATGTTACATGGGTCTCCTCAGTAAAGATAAGCTTAGACTTAGTAGATTCTACAATTTCAGCCATAAATGCCGGAGCAATCTGTGCCTTAGCAATGTAGTTACATACATCTGACAAGTCGTCGTCTACGCTATAACCTTCAGCTTCGGAGAATGTTTCACGAATAAACCTTTCAGCTGTCTCAGCATCAAGACAATCCATAGTAATCACAGAACCAATTCTTTTACCTCTTAAGAAGGTAGGTTCAATCAGCTCAATATGATTAGTAGTAAATAAAGTGATTACGTTCATATCTTTGGTATCGCCACCATCCAAAGTATTCAGAATATCCTGCATTGCAGAATCTCTGTTACCTCTAGTTACCTGGTCAATATCCTCTACAAAGACAATAACACCATGACCTGAACGGTCTACCACTTTACACATACGGAGAGTTTCAGCCAACAGAGAAGGGTCTTTTAGATATACGAATGACCATCCGTTGTTTACCGCATCTTTGGCCAGTTTAAATGCCAGTAGGGTCTTACCAGTACCATATTTACCTTCCAGTAAGCAGCCATACTTCAAAGGAATACCCTTTGCAATACATTTCTCTGGGTACAAGATTCTTGAACGAAGCGGTTGCAGCTCAAATTCTGTCTTCTTTGACAGAACCATAAACTGCTTATCGATACCGGCTAGAGTCATAATCTTCGGTTCACTCAGATTGGTAATTTCAAGTGCCTGGTTCTTATAGATAGATTCAGTTGCGAGCAATTCTTTAGTTCTTTCAACAATATCATCAATAAGAGATTGGTACTTGAATTGGCACTGACCTTTAACCAATAGTAAATGACGGTCGTTGTCATAGTTAATATTGATTTCAGAATCCTCACCAAGTTCTTCCAAAGAGATTTTACCAAAAGGTACTTTAGTACGAGAGCCATCAGCTAAGATAACATCTACGGTGTCAATATTACTGTTGCCGGAAGGACTCTTATCCTCCTTACTAACAGCAGAACCAAACACTTCATTGATAGCTCTATTCAGCTGATACACGCCATCTGGTTTCCAACATAGGAGTGTGTACTTGAATGATGCCATCTTCTTAGACTGCTTGATTTCGCCTTCAATGAAGCCCAGAACGTCTGCATACTTCATATTACTTTGGCACACTTCGATGATTCTCTGTTTCTGAGATTCCTCGTACTTGTTAACTCTAGCTGCTATAGCAGCGGTGGTTCCTTGCGGAATAATGTTCTTCGCCATTACTTGTTAGGTTTATTAATCTTATTTACTTCCTTAATAATTGCCTCGCAATTCTCTCTGGTTGTAGTTAAACAACCTAATTGAATGATTGAACCATCTTGAGTGACGGTAAGATTCTTATCATCAATTGTGGTTCTACATTCACTTCCCCTAATAATACTTTTAATCAATGGGTAGGGTAATGCAGTATTCTTACAGAATATTACATTCTTGCCTTCCACATAAATGACATCGTAGCCGTCAATGCTACCTACTACCTTCCTCATAAAAGATTCTTATCATCAATTGTGTGGGCCCAGCCAGACTTGAACTGACAACCTCAACATTATGAGTGTTTTGCTCTAACCAATTGAGCTATGAGCCCTTAATTCTTTAAGACTAACACAATTAATAGTAAGGTCTTATTAATAACAAACTCATTAACATATTAAAATCATAATTAGTAGTTGGACCACCAGGATTCGAACCTGGACAAACAGAACCAAAACCTGTTGTGCTGCCGTTACACCATAGTCCAATTACTAAGGGAATACTATGACTCCCTTACATACTCTTCATAAATATACAGTTCAAAGTTAGGTCTTATAAACATATCTTTGTCTGTAGCTTCGTCCCAATGAGTAACTATAACCTTCTTGCGAACGTTATGGCTAAACATAGAATCAATATTGAGACTATGCCTAAACAAAACTGGATCAAACTCTATAGCCCGGAAAGATTTCTGAAAGTCGTTAAATTGGTTGTTGGGGTCTACAACAGATCTAACTGGCTTATCAGAAGGAAACGGACCGTTACCATGACGCGTTATGTATGGTCTAGTAACGTAATTAACCGTAACGGTGTCATTACATCCAATTTGTTTTAGTATTCGATGAGCATTCTGTGATGTTGTATTAGATGGAGTGCAATGGGGCATTATTCCGAATCTTTGGTCTAGTAATATACCTTGGGAACCTTCAAAGATAAGATTGTCGTAATCTTCCCATATAGCTTCTAAGGTACTTACTTGGACAGTGTTGAAATATGCATTCACAGTTCTGCACCAATTATCCAAGTCAATTGATGGATATACACTATTCATGTGATAATAGTTGTCTGCTATTGCATTAACTTTCTCCCTAAGAATATGTATATTCAAGCAATCTATAACCATAAGATTATACCCCGACTTCACTCGGTCTAAACACGTTTTAAAACCAGTCCCTACAGTACCATGACGTAGATTTACTACGTCACTTACTTGGGAATAGACGTCGAATGGTACTATGACTTGACATAATGGATTATAAATAATTTTAGGAGTAATACCTAATTTCTTTAAATCCATTGCTTCAAGTGTAGAGGTTACTGGGTCTACAGTACAGTATTCAGACCAATATGTAGGCACTCCTAGCAAGGTTCCACTTCCAAAGTTACTAAATGTGTGCATAAGGTCTCCGTATTTAACAGTATGGCCAACTTGATGTCCACCACTAAACCTTATTACAAGTGAGTTCTCTGGATTCTTAGCACATATATTATGTACCGTCTGTCCCTTACCTTCATCGCCCATAAATGAGCCTAACACTATACTAATCATGATTTTAATAGAAATTTTGTTTGTCTTCGGTAGTTGTACTACTAGAAGCATCACTAGGAGTTTCTGCATACACAGGCTCCTCGTAATTGTCTTTAATTGCTTTAGCAATTACTTTATCCACTTCATCAGATTTGCACATTAGTACATTCTGTCCAAGTAGATTCTTCCAAGATTCAGCCACCCTTGTGCCATAACTGGCATTAGTAATGTGAATGTGGAATACATGGTACTGCTCTTGTGCTTTCAGAATTGCTTCATTAGCACTAATAGAACCAGCACCTTTTTGATACCCTAGAATTTCAGTCAAACTGTTACCTGGGATTCCTTGTAGATTAGGTTCATCACCAATAGTAAACAAGAATCCTTTAGTGTGTCTTTTGAACCAAGAATCGGTTTCAGTGTGATATCCTGCAACTATGTGAGCTAATAAATAGCTCTCACCTGCATTACCACCACCTCCACCTTCTATTACTAAGGACTCTAATGAATTTAGAATCTTCTCAGTATCAGATTCAAACTGTCCAACCTGAATAGGATATCTATCGTATTCGTGGTCTCCAACTGCCATAAACAACAATTGAGGATCACGTACTCCCATTTGCATGACAGAATCCATAATCTTAGGTAAATGGTTCTTAATCATTTCATAAGGAGTATTCATCATTGAACCAGTAACATCCAGTGCAATGATTATCGGAGTAGAGTATGGATGTTCTTGGGAGTCACGACACTCACGAACTCCAACATTGACCATTTCAGCTTTAACTTGAGTATTAAAGCTACGTGCATTTACATTAAATGACGCTGCTGTATTACTAGCATTTACTGAAATGTTCTTAAAGAGCTGGTCACGCGATGCTTTAGCATATCCTCTATCATCGGATAAAGTGCTATAAGCAATACTACTGTAAACACCACTTCCCATGATTAATTATCTAATGGGTTAGTAATGTCTCCTTTTACATCATCCAAATTAATGGATTCTGTTGCATCAGCAGGAAATTCTTCTTCGTCTACCTGCATGGCTAGAGCAAGTTCAATCTTTGCAACACGCAGTTTACGTGCCAATTCATGTCTTGTTTTTACCCATTCAGCCGGATTCAGATTCTCTCCCGGATTCAAAGAGTCTCTTGATTTAACGGCAAGATCATTATGCTTATTGATTTCTCCCTGAATACGGAGTACTTTCAACTTGCAGTCCTGAACGAATCTGTCTTCTTCAATTTTAGTCAATTCATACAGATTCTGTGCTCTTGCATCAAGTACACTCTGACCACTCTTACTCAATTTCTCTTTAAAACTGCTCATTTACATTTCACATTAACATGTTAACTTCATAAGCATCTCTGTGTGTTAAAAATAATCTAACAATAGCCTAAGACTATCATCGAGCCTCCTACCGGGATCGAACCGATAACCTATCGCTTACAAGACGATTGCTCTGCCAGTTGAGCTAAGGAGGCAATTTCAGAAGACTTTGATATAAAACTATACTGCTGTAGTCTTCTTATGCAAATCAAAGATTGCGGTGCATACGGGAATCGAACCCGTACCCCAAGATAGACAGTCTAGTATCCTAACCTTTAGACCAATGCACCATAGAGCTAGCTTACCTACACTTAACTTCCGTTCCCGGACACAGGATTCAACTTCCGTTCCTAAGTGTATTGTCTCTTCCCGCCAGCTGAGGTATTCCCAATGTTATTGATAGGTGTCCATCTCTTCAAATAACTTGGTATGCTAATGAGACTGGGCATATTTTAACTTAATTAAGTCTACAGAGGGTGGGTGTTAGCCGTTTCTATCCCACCATTGCGTACTACAGTGCTAACTACCGTCTAAGCTTCCATCCCTTACGTCGCCTTAGAGTGTACATGATTATTATTGCCTAATCAGTTACTTGATTGGAAGGATTATGTACAAGGTATTCCCAACGGGGCTCGAACCCGTATTTCCACCGTGAAAGGGTGATTACCTAACCAGTTAGTAGATGGGAATATAAGAGTCATGAATAGGAGGTATAAGCATAGTCTAAAACTAACTCAAAGGCTAAGACCAGCTGCATGAGCAAAGACAAAGATAACGACCTTTAAGGGATTCGTTTTTATATGCAGCTGTCAGTACATTTTATAAGTTAATATGCCAAGATCTGTGGAAACAGATCTTAAAATTGCTATAAACTTTTATACCTTTCCTATTCATGTAAAGAGAGATTAGAATCTAAAGCGATTCAGGTTCTCTACACCTCAGTAGTGAGAGCTTTCAGCTTCTCATATGTTTTAGCAAGAGCTTCTGGAATAACAATCTTAAGAGCGGCAATCTTACTACGCTCTTCAATTTGCCAAGTTCTGAACTCAGTTCCTTTGGCTTGCATTGTCATACTATAGACTTCACTTGCATCCTTATACTTACGTTCAAGTTCCAGATTGTGTTCCTCAACAAGCTTCTTGATTCTATATTTGTACTTATTCAATGCTCCTTCAACATTTCTATGTTTCTGTTGTAGTTGCATATAACAATCCTCTACTAAATCAGAGCTAATTGATGGGACGAAATGATACATCATTGCATTGACGCCTTCTCCTATTAGCTTATTAGGCTGTACCATACGTTTCATCATATCAGTACGTGCCATAGAGAACGGTTTGTCTGGATGGATAAACTTACCTAGAGTAGCTGCTTCAGCTTCTAAGTTATAGTATTCCATTCTTTCTGCAATAGAGAATGTAGCAATGGCATCCTTCTCATTCCACATAATACCTCTTTCAGGAACTTCGGGCATTTCGGAAAGATTCTCAAGGTAATCACATAAGTCAGCATTATCAATGAGGCTTAGTTCCTCATCCTTAGCCTTAATAGCTTCACGCATCCAAGCACAGAAAGTATTCATTTCAGCGATTTCTTTAAGAAGTTCTGGTACAGAAGACAGGTATTGTTCGTTTCTACCTTCAGTTAAAATGGCAGCTTCACCTCCATTTAACAATCTTACAGTACTTGTAATAAATCCCACACCCTCTAAGGCTCTGCGATTAGATTCCATACATTCTTTAGCCAAATTAGCTAAATGATTAGCGGAAGTAGAAGTAATTCCCTTCTCGCCAAAGAATACACGATTAATTTCCTTCATATAAATCCTTATTAATTAAGTTAGTACCGGGTACGGGATTTGAACCCGTGTTACATGTGTGAGAGACATGCGTCCTATCCAATTAGACGAACCCGACATCCGTTATGCCTTCCAGAAAGTGAATTCTGCATCACTTCCTCTTCCTACGTACTTTACTCCGAATCCATTGGCTCTATAAATAGGTTCTACGTCTAACCAATGATTCTTAATAGCTTCTTCCTCTGTTATATTATCAGATGCTATATAGGCAATCACATCTGATTGTTTAAACGCGGAAGCCAGACCATTCCAATTCTTAACTATTAAAGTATTAAAAGCTAAGATAACCGCATCGGGTATAGACTTAAAGTCTCTACTCATCAATTCCCTTGAATTTAACACTTTCACCATAATTTTAGTAATTAGGTTAATAATAATTTCACAACTCTTATTAATCAGCGCGGAGGCAGCTGGATTCGAACCAGCGGAACCCTTTCAGAGCTCGGCACGTTAGTGACAATATTAGGAATCGAACCTAATATTATCTAAAACTGTATCATATAAATAGTCTTCATAATTTAATGGAGTGTTCTGATTAGTCTTCCTATATGGGATAGGGACATTGATACTCTTTCTGCCATTAATTATTTCAACTGGAACTAGTAACAGAATTTTAGATTCTATATTATATAAAGAGAAGTAATCAATTTCTGATTTATCATATACATGCACTCCAGTACTAGTAGATGATGTTAATCTCCATACAATAACGTTATCTTCAAATCTCTCTGAGGTTTTACATTGTATCTTATTTAGTTTGCCATTGAATTCAGCTATCAAGTCAGCACGTTCATTCTCTCCGAATGAAGTATAGACTGGTATACCTCTCCTAACAAACTCGGCTATCGTAATAGCCTCTCCAATGTTTCCAATTACTTTACTATTCATACATACATTATGCAATGTGCTGGTATAGACCACTCACCCATACCTCCAATTACAGAAGACCTTGCTGTATCATTATTAATGCTGTTCGTCTTCTTAAGCTGTAAAAGATTGTTACTTCACAGCTTCAAAGTTGTCTTCGGTTGGATTATCCTTTTTATCCTCGACAAACATTTCTTTAAATGTCTTCTTAAAAGGAATACTCTTAAGAAGTTCAAATGCTGGGTTGAGATTCTCAGCTGTTTTAGCCATGAAACTACCAGCAGTATTTTCATTACCATAAACAGTCACTTGTCCAAGATGGATATGTTCATACATCTCTGCGGATGCTTCAGCAATACCTTTAAGCTGATCCACTGTCTTGTATTGAACAATCATTTGTGGAGTCATACCACATTCAATCATCTTCTCTACTGCCTTTGCAGGAGCCATTTCAACAGCAGTAATCTTGTCTGCTTCTGCCATCAAAGATGCTCTCTTACCTTCAGCCTCTGCAAGCAACTTTCTCTTAGTACCTTCAGCTTCAGCTTCAAGTTGCATCTGAGTTGCATTTGCCTTAGCTTCTGCCTCCTTAAGAATTTCAGCAGCTTTAGCTTCTGCCTTAAGAATAGCTTCTTGCTTTACAGCTTCAGCATCAATAATGGCTTTCTCCTTAGCTTTATTAGCAGGCACAATTACCGTTGCATTTAATTCAGCTTCTTTAGCTTTGGCTTCAGCTTCTTTAATTTCTGCAATCTTCTCTTGCTCGGTTCTAGCAATAGTAGTTTCTGCATCCACTTTAGAAATACCTGCAACCTTATCGGCATCAGCAGCAGCCTTTGCAGCTTCTCCTTTAGCCTTAGACACTTCAATTGTAGCCATATGCTCGGCTACTCCAGCCTGCTTATTAGCTTCAGCTGTCTTCTTACGAGCTTCAGACTCATATTCAGCAGTCCTAGCCTCCTTCTCTTGAACAGCTTTAATTGTCTCAGCCTCCTGATTCTGTTGAGCAGCAGCAATACGAATTTGCTTAGCTGATTCAGCTTCTTGTTCTTTAGCAGCTGCTTCCGCTTTAGATTTAGCCATATTAGCTTTAGCTTGTGCATCCCATTCAGTCTGTTGAGAAATTGCAATAGACTCCTGCTCTGCTACCTTAGAAAGCTTCTCAGCGTTAGCTTTAGCTACTCCTACTTCCTGCTCTTTCTGTTGATCTGCAATAGCAATACGTTGTTCCTTCTGCTGCTCTGACAGTTTAACTTCCTGCTCCTTAGTAGTTTCGGCTAATCTAATTGCTTTATCCTTATTAGTTTCAGCAATAGTAGTCTCTTGGTCCTTAAGAGTAATAGCAATGGCTACTTTCTGGTCTCTAGTCGTTTCAGCTACTTTAGTCTCCCTTTCCTTAGTAGTAAGGGCAATTTGAATTGCTCCTTTCTTCTCTTCTTCAGCAATAGCAGCTTCTGCCTGTGCTCTAGCCTTAGTAGTTTCTTTCTGACCTAGATTCTCAATATAATTAGCAGCATCTCTGATGTCACTAATATTGATATTAATCAGATACAAACCCAATTTGTTTAATTCAGTGTTAATATTGTCTCTGGCTTGAGTTAAGAACTTATCTCTGTTAGAATTAAGTTCCTCAATTTCCATAGAAGCTACAATAAGCCTCATTTGGCCATATACGATGTCTGAAATTAAACTCTCTTTATCTGTATCATCAACTCCAAGTAATCTATTAGCAGCATTCTGCATAATTAATGGGTCTTGGCTGATTGCTACAGTGACTGTAGTAGGAACAGTAACACGAATATTCTGGGCTGATAATGCATCCTTGAGAGTTAAATTCAACTGAATAGGACGCATTGACATTACTTCATATCCCTGAATGATAGGCCATACAAATGCAGCTCCACCGTGATACACTCTAGCAGTTTTAATTTCTACTTCCCTGCTGACTTGGTTCCCTTTGGCATCAAGTTCATTTACCTTCTCTTTGTGAGAACCAGTTTTACCATAAACTACTAATAGTTCATCAGATTTACATTTACGATAACGAGATAAAATCCCAATGATAGTAATAATTGCTATTAATACAATTACTCCTACGATAATTAATGTTGTCATTTCCATCTTATGAGTCTTTAATCTATGTACAATGTGTTATCCATAACCTCACGAATTGTAACCACTTGATTAACCGCATATGAAGTACCTGAAATAGAAACGAGTTCTACTTCTCTAGATGCTCCACTTATATTTATAAAAGCTAAATAGCGTTTATCATCTAAGCGAACATATATTCTAGCTGGTCTTCCTGCTAAGTATACAAGAGGTTCGTCGGTTGGAAAGTTCTGTAATTTCATACAGAATTTATATAAATGATACAGCATAAACACAAATACAAGACCTATAAAGAATCCTATTAACCAATCAATCCAGGTTATCTCATAACCTAGTAGTTGTTTAATAGAAGTCCATCCTCCAAATCCCATCAGGAAGTGAATAAGACCTTTAAATGAAACAACATCACCAATGTCGAAATCGGCATCTCCATCGAAGTCCACATCAACATCAAGTTCACCTGCAACCCATGATATTATGAATTGCAAGATAAAGATACCATAGGCAACGCCACCTATGATATAATACACATCACTCATCTTGTTAATAATTTAATCTGTTAATAAATAGTGGGACAGGATGGAGTCGAACCATCATCTCTGAATTTTCAGTCCAGCGCGAACTGACCACCTGCGCTACTGCCCCATATTGCCTACACATACGTCTTCACTGGATTTTATGCTTTATTACGCCAGTTGCTTTGGACAACCTAAATCCTTCAGTGCTGTACAATCTTAAAGGCGCCATACAGACTGCCATCGCACCTACTCCCATTATCGTGTCACGCAACGTATCCACATCCACCTCTAGGACTTTCACCTAGACCACATCCTCGGCATTATAGTATCTTAGTGAATAATAAACAATGAAACAAACTGGAAATTAATTTTAAAGTTAATATTATGTCTATAAGATACTAAGGGTGTTATGTCAGAATCGAACTGACGACCTATTGAACCACAATCAAGTGCTCTAACCAACTGAGCTAATAACACCATATATAGTTACTCATTCTCGTAACCTTCGCGCACTGCATTTGCAAATACTTGTTTACACATCTCGTATTCTAGAATGGCTAGTGCTAAGTCTTCTCCTACGTCTTCTACAAACTTGTCTCGGTTATCAGTCTCGTCAAGTTCGTTTAATACCGCTATCAAGTATTCTAGTAGTTCAAGACATCTATTGTAGCTTTCCCCAACTTTATTGATAATGGCTATCCTATCATTGCTTCTCTTATAGTACTTATGGGTTGAATAATTACAGTATAACACTACTAATGCACATATAAGTGTAGTAGTAGTGAATGCTTCATTTATATAACATAAGATACTGTGAGTTACAGTAGCAATTAATACAACTGTATTAGCATAAAACATCCAATTTAAAGACTTGAGAGCTTTACGGTGTGATAATAAATTATCAACCTCTTCTTTTACCTCGTTAAGCGATTCTAATTCTTTTTCATACTGTTCACATGATACTTCAAGTAGTTCTTCACTCATATTATTCAATTTAGTTTAATAGTGGACCGTGTGAGATTTGAACTCCTCCTTCATCTTGCAAGGATGATGTGCTCCCGGATTACACTACACAGCCCAGATTTAGTCTCACTATCGTAGGACTATAAGCTTCCAACGTCCGACTGGCTACGGAAGGTTATTTACCGGTCTAATAACCTATTATTCATTTTATATGCTTTGTTACTTCTTAGTTAAGTACCTGTACACATCTTCGCTACTACTAGATACTACGATCATTACACCTATCCAGGAGCTAATTACAAACAGTGCCAGAACTAGTAACATTCCATAGTCGAACTCGTAACGTTCTTTATTTCTTTGCCTTACTTTGTACTCAATAATTAATCCGATTATGGTACGTAATAAAGCAGCAATGCATCCAGCCGAATAAATCCATAAGAACAACATACTACTTCTTTCTAAACATCACTATACCTGGAGATACAAATACTATAACTGCAACAACACCAATCCATGAAGTTATTACAAGAGTTAATTCCATTAATAAGTCACACAAGTTGTAAGTGTAATTAGAATTTCTCTTATAGTCACGATATTCATAGAAACACACAGCCATCAAAGCAACTACACATCCGATAATATAAATAATCAGCATCATACATTTTTAATTATTAGTTAATAAGTACCCCGACTGCGATTCGAACGCAGATATGTGGCTTAGTATAAGAACTAGGAGTCGAACCTAATTCTTATTGTTATTAATTTCATTTTTATGGTAACGGTAATAGGAACGTTCTCCACACTTGTTCTTAGACTTATAAGTATCAAGCTGTGAATCACAGTTAGGACATATGCATCGTAAATTATCTCTACGATTGTTAGATGCATGTCCGTCTATATGGTCAATGATAAAGACCAGCTCTTTACCATTCCAGATAGGCTTCATACCACATATAGCACATACTCCACCTTGCTCTTTTAGAATATCTTTCTTGAAGGCCTTAGGAGAGTAGTTAGCTCTCATTATACTTTCATCACCGTCCAAAAGCTTCTTGTAAGCAAGCATATGAGCATGTTCAAATTGACATTTAGGACCACAGTACTTGCCATAACTTCCGTTATAACTAATAAGTTCTGCACCACAGTTTAAACAGTATTTGTACTTCCTATTGAATGTTTCTTTAGGATTAATTTTACGTTTAATTGGTAACTCTATGCCAAGTCTACGCGCTACATTCTTAATATTAGCACCTGAACAACCATATCTTCTTCCTATTTCCTCATAACTGAGCTTATCTATCAAAATTAAATGCTCAAGTTGAGCTTTCTCGTTAATCCATTTACTTGTCATATTCGTCTAAATTAGAAATTCGTACCTCAAAGATACGAATCTTTTACGAATTAAACAAGTAAATGGATGTTTTGTTGAAATTAATAACAGTGAGTTACGGACTCACCAGCCGTATGAAGGCCACTGTTCTATCCCTTGAACTATCGAGGCATTAACAGAAGACATTGTAATCATATGTAACATGACACCTGCTGTATGTCTTCTTAGGCGATACTATTTTATGAACATAAAGCTATCAGTTCTTTAGTAGTCCTTTTATATTGCAATCTGTTATATCTTTCTCCCTTACATATTGCACAACTACAGGGAGTACTCATGGTTTTAAACCTAAAGGTATTCTTAGCATTATAAAGTTCAGTCCAGCTTATTGCTTTACGCCACTTATTACTGCTACAGATATACCAATGCGGAAATGACCGTTTAATCCTAGTAATATACTTCTGGTCTTTCTTTAGGTTCCTCCACAATTTGTTTCTGTGAATTCTTGATTCTTTCATGTTTAGTTCTTCCATCGTCTCGTCCACTAATATTAACAATGTCCTGACTTGGATTGTAACCAGTACCAATGAATTTCTTCATATCTAGTCCCGATAAATTGATTGTCTTCATACGATAATTAAATTTTAATAGTTAAATACACTGTGATACTTTAGCCAATCTCTATAAGCTTTAGCATCCATGTTATAGGAATAATTCCAGTGAAACCTTCTCAGCTCCTTAATAAGTTCTGTTCGTATTTCATACGTGAGACGCACACCAGGTGCTGTATTAGATATATAGAATTGTTCTTTAACAAATGAGAAATACCCGTATAATATAGGTGTGCGCTTTCCCTTAAACTTATTAAGTAGAATAGCATGCAAACGGCTGTTATCCTTGCTGTACTTCGTTGGATATAGTGTCACGTTCATTGTCTAATATAGCAACAGCTAGACTATAACCATTATATAATGTCCCAATAAGACGTTTAAGTTTCTTCTTTATCTTCCTAGGAAGTTTTGGAAGATTAACATTCATAAGCTCTTCAGCTTCTTTATGTCTGGCTCTAACAGCAAGTTCTAAGTTCTTAGGGACATCTTCGGAATCAAAGAATGCGTTCAATACCGGCTCCTCTGGTAACAATCTTATGACTCTGTAAGCTACTCTTGCTTTCTTATTGTTACTGAGCTGATCAACGTGTTTAAATTTCAATTTCATAATCTTTCATTAATAAATTAATAAGAGGAAGGACAGGGATTCGAACCCTGGGATCGCTGTTACACGACCAACAGTTTTGAGGAAGCAGTGGGACTCCAACCCACACATCACTGTTACATGATTACTGGTGCTTTTCAAGAGCACTGCCTTAGCAATTAGGCTTATACTTCCATTACAATGAAACTTTATATTTGTCCCATTTATCCGTAAGAGTTAGAGTACTTTTAACTGTAATCTCACTTGAAGGAATCTCGTACATATCGCCATTGACTACTACAATAAATAATATATCACATGTAGAATTATCAAAGTGTCTAATCTTTGATTGTCCAGAGGAGCCTCCACAATTCTTTAATAGAACTTCATAGTTGCCACTCTTTGATAGGTATTGAGTAGTTTTAACAGAAACTCTCTTCAGCCCATCTCTATCTATTGCTATATCATATTTTTGAGTATCATTTAAAGGAATCAGGACAGGAATACAATTAGTTGTATAATAAGCTATAGCTCTACCCAGCCCTAAATTGCCTTGATGTGATTTGTAGTCGCTTTCCCAAGCGTTCATTTACATAACATTAAAAATTTCTAACTGTTTATCTAACCGTTGCATTAAGCCAACTCTGCCACCCTTCCATTAATAAGAGAGCATCTATCTTTCGATTACATACTCAATGACACTCTCCGAATTACTCCGGTCCTCGACAGTAGACCTTTACTGTTTAGCTAAAGCTGTCGACACTTTAGGTTATCAGTTTCGCACGCCCTGCACGACTCGAACATGCAACACACCCAGTTTTGGAGACAGGGGCTCTACCGATTGAGCTAAGGACGCATTTTAGTTACCAATCCTGAATGATTGTAAGGAACATTACTATAAAACCCGCTGTACCTACAGCAACTCTGCCATCTTCATTTAGTGGAGAATACACTGCTATTAGAATTAATACAAATCCTAATAATAGTTGTAATATAAACTTAACATTTCTCATAATCACGCATCTCCAGAATTAGCAATCCACATGATGTATATAATCATAATCACACCTACGACAAATTCTGTTAACATAATCAAATACATTTAAAATTAAACATTGCGGCGAGTGCAGGATTCGAACCTGCGACCAATTGGTTAACGGCCAACTGCTCTACCACTGAGCTAACTCGCCATTTAAATACTAAACACCATCTAGCATTATTAAGAAACCTATAATGGCTATCATAGAACCAATTATGATTGGAACTCCTATAATATCTCCTAAGTTTACTAGTATTGGCAACAATAGAATCATGCATCCAATTAGAAACATGATAAGTCCTTTAATAAATCTGTGTGTCATAAAATCTATATATTTCCTACTGACAGGCGGCAGCATGATTATCCATGCGGAATTATCATGCCTGTGGGAGTCATTACATAAGTCTTAGAGACTTGAATGAAATACCACTTAACTGCTTTCTTAATTAACTTAAATAGTTTCATAATAACTCAGTTTTAGTCAGTAAATTAATAATCTAAAAGGAAACCACTCTATCTTCACAGACCGAGTGGTCGAATACAATTTGCACTTCAAGTTGCTTAATTAAAGCATTCCTAGTGACTCCGCAGGGACTTGAACCCTGTTCTATAGATTAAAAGTCTATAGCATATCCATACATGCTCCGGAGTCATCCTACAGAAGACAGAATTAAATCACACGAATAAATTGGCGGTTGCCAAGTCATGAAGTGCTGACGTCTTCTTATATTTCACTAAATCGAAGAGTGGGCGCTCGGATTCGAACCGAGGAATACAGATTTTGCAGACCTGCCTATTAAGCCACTCTAGCACGCCCACATGTCAATGGACTAATGTGAGGCGAAAGTGAAACGGTTTAATCATTAAGGTCTTAATGATTGGATCTAGTGAAACTAAATAAACATACAAATAAATCGTCTGGGTAGCCGGGTACGATCCGACACTCTCTAGCTCCCAAAGCTAGCGGATTAACCTATTCTCCTATACCCAGAGTGCGGAAGTCTAAATATGCTTGACATGGGTTATGCTGTAAGACTTCCTATTAATTCGAAATCAAGACGTGGGCAAGATAGGACTTGAACCTATGACCCCTACTTTATCAGAGTAGTGCTCTAGACCTACTGAGCTACTTGCCCATCCACAGAAGACGCTACCAATACTAATCATATAAGAGGCGTGTGCTGTACGTCTTCTTAAATAAAATAATCATTTATGGATTATATGGTTGCGGAGATGGGAGCTATTGTGCATACTCCCATCTATATCCGTATGCTGTCTTAGTCTTGTGCTTAGCTGCATTAGAGATATGGCTTCTAACACCTCCGTTATATGTCTTAGCATAACCATTATCAACACACCAATGTGCTGCGTCAGCCACGCTATTAAACACTTGCACAAGTATATCTTCGTTGTACTGTTCTATCTTTACTGGAGGTTTACAGGAGCCACAATGTGACTCGCTATTACTGTGGGATCTCTTGATATCCTTCACTACTTTGGACACTGTATCTGGATGACATCCTACTATTTTAGCAGTCTCTTTCATCGAATGTCTAGCAGCGTAGAGCTCACGAATTTCATCATAGTTCCAAATAATAGAACCATCTCCACCGGTAGTGGCATTATAACCATTACCATAGGTTTTAAATTCATTTATCCAGTAAGTTTCTCTTCCGCTAGATTCCTTTGACGAGCACTCTTCTAGCATTTCTATGCTAAATGAATCAATTCCATATTTATTCATGGCTCTATACAAAGGTCTATCTTTGCATCTCTCCTTCTTATAATCTCTACAGTGTTCTTTCCATCTCTTACTAACGGACGAAGTAGTTTTACCTATATACTTCTTTCCATTTACATGGTTAGTTATGCAGTAAATATAAGACATCAAGCTTTAGTCGAATTAGCGTTACCCGAATCTCACCACGTGGAGGTTTCGACTATGAGATTCTTGCGGAGATGGGAGTCGAACCCAATATAACTAGCTTATGAGACTAGTATGATTTATATATCCGTTTCATTCCTCCGCAAAGTGCTCCATACAGGATTCAAACCTGTGACACGTAGGTTTAGGGTCTACTGTTCTATCGCTGAACTAATGGAGCGTGTGGCAATGCTTTTAAGGTGCACCGCCAATTCATCCTACTACTTACTTCTTACCCCCGTAAGACCAGTTGCAACATGCTAACTGCTATGGAGCCTTGTTTCAGTAATTTCCTACTAATTTAAGTTTCTTGAACATACGACCATCATCTTGTAATGCGATTGCTGTTAATTGGTTATTAAGGTCTGGTTCACGGAACATAGAGTAATCCTTATTAGTAAGGTCTAATCTAACTCTCCATTTATCCAAGTCAGCATATAAGTAGATTAAGTAGTTATTGTTCCAATTCTGATTAGGGTGTTCCAATAACCACTGTGCTACTGCATGACCACCTTGTACACAACCATAAACTACATCAAGCTTCTGGTCTATCAGCACATACAGTCTCTTCATCAGAATATGCATCAATTAGTGAATCAACTCTACTCACAAAGTATTTCCATGTTTCCTTTGAGTAATCTCCACCGGAGCAACCGTACCAGCCGTTGAATTTTAATTTCTTCCAAGAATCTAATACTTGCTTGTAATAAGCTTCTTGCGCATCCCCAACCAGTTTATGTTTTAGAATGTAATAAGCTACATACATTGCATGTAATAAACCTCTGTTACGATATACTTCTGATTGATGATTAATTCTTTTAGCGACCTTCTGTGCTTTTACTAATTCGCTAATTTCTCTTTTAAAATCGTTAATTGTTGCCATAATAATTAGTTGTTAATAAGTTAATAAAATTGTAATTTCTAAATAACAGACTAACTGTTATGGTGGTTTGTAAGAAATCTACCGCATAATCATTTCCTTTTAAATTGTTTGCACATGTTAATAAACTCATCTTCCGATTCGCATATAATCGGATTTATTTCCTTAATAAAATCCTCCTGATAAGCTTCTTTGGACAAATCATCTATCCCATCAGGGTAAACACCATGCACGTCATAAGCCATATTGGATTCCCAACAACAGAGCCAATCAGCTTCTTTAAACGATGAACATATACATACACTTATTCCAGATTGCTCTAACCTTTGTCTAAGTTCTGGAGTATTACTTTTAATAATACAGCATTTACTCATCACTCACTTTCACTGACGAATGGAGTCCAACTAAGACTAAGTGACTCTACTGTGTTATCGTCACTAATGGCAGTAGCTCTAGCAGTAAAACCTCCATGACCGACATTATATGCAAATACATCAGAAGTGTCATCTAAATGTTTATAAAATTCCGGATCAAGTAATGTGTCAATAACCCTCTCTGCTGTCTCTCTCAACAATTTAGCAGTCAGGAATTTACCATTCCATGATACTGAAGCTGCTATAGGCGAGGAGGCCAACTTATGGAAATCACAAGGCTGATTGACATCTATGTATAGATTATATATTTCCAATATCCTCTCGAAATCCATACCGTCTAAACATTCATTTTTAATCTTTTCACTTACACTGTTCATAATACTTCAAATTTAAAACGAGAGCGGGATAACAGAATCGAACTGTCATCTTCAGCTTGGAAGGCTGTTATAATAACCATTATACGAATCCCGCAGTTTACTTCTACTATTCTCACGAACCATAGAAGGGTTTGCTGAGCGAATGCTCAACAGATGTTGTATTTAATTATCGCAGTGTGGGGTGGGCCCGGGAGGACTCGAACCTCCAGTCCAATTAAGGAGTAGATTTACAGTCTACGCGGCTACCAATTACCGGTTACGTGCCCAAATCACACAATCCATATTAACTGATGAATTGTGAGTGCAAAGATAAGTAATCCTTCTCACATATAAAAGTTAATATGTATTAAATACAACATGGGGAAATTTAATTGGATATAGACTTACTATCTTCACAGACTGTAAGCCTTTATGACCATTTCCAATAGTTGCTGTTTTAAGTAGTAATGGCAATGACACAGATGCAACTATCGGAAATTCTTTATGAGTAATTTAAAACTACAGTAATAATAGTCAGCTAGGTGGGATTCGAACCCACACCACTTACAAATTATGTAAGTCTTCTAACTTAAATTACTAGCCTTACCGCTCACAGGCATCATTCAAATAAATCCCATCTAATAGATTAGATATGTAATTAGACTGTCTTTGATTTGTAATGCACTTCTAATTACATAAGGAATTTAATCTTCTAGCCTTGTTGAGTGGACACAGTGCGCTTATTATAAATTGGCTTCTCAGACTTTGCAGGCTTACTCTGCACGCTTGCATTCTTTCTCGGTGTGTCCTTCTCTAACACCATCATATTCAAGAGTTCTTGATTCATCATGTAATCGAACAACTCTTTAGGCGTACTAGGATTCTGGAATCTCTTCTCTCCGGTTATAAATCCAGCAGTGGACTGACTTAATCCGTTAACAAAGAAACAGTTAGAAACATTGCGAATCAATTCAACTTTAGGCTTAGTCTGTTTAGAGGCTAAATGCCAAATAATTAATTTAAACTGTTTAACAAACTCTTTGCTAAATCCAGCTTTTAAGAGTTTAGATTTAAATTCAATGAATTGTTCACTGGTGTTTCTTAAATGTCCCAATGCTCCGCTAATTACCAAACAGCCATTTGGAAATTCACCTTCCCGAATTCCTCCAGATTTAATAGATATAAGCATATCTGCAATCATAGACAGAGTTGGACTAGTTACTAAGGCTTCCTCAGTATCTGAAATCCACTTACTAGTAGGAGTTGTACCTTCCCACTTACGTAAATCACATCTATTGTTGGCAAATACACCATACATGCCAGAGAACGCTACAGGCATTAATTCGGAATGATACATAGCATAAGCCTTACCAACACTATAAGCAGAAGTTTCAGTAGCTTCTATCTCAGAATAAGCAGAATTACTAATGTCTCTAATTACTAATAGTGGTGATACTTTCTTTAGCTTAGCATTCTTCACGAATGTATTAAAACTAACATCTATAGAAGAACCCATGAATTCTGGTACGAACTCTGCAATTTTATCAAGCCCAAATGGCTTAAATAAATTATGCACAAATCCGTCATTACAGGGCTTTCTACGAGTCTTCAGCCATCTCTGATACTTCTCTGCAAGACCTTGTTGTTTGAGGAATTTAGAGCCTACTAGCAGTGCTAGAGCCTTTCCTGGAACTGTATCAAAGTCAATGTCGAGTAATTTCTTATGGCTTATTAATTGCTGCCATTTCATAACTGTACCGCTGTTCTTCATCTTTCTATACTTACGATAAGATGAATAGTCTCCTTCCTCTTTCGGTTTACCATAAAGGCCTTCAGCTAGATATTTAGCAACTATGTTACGGGCTTTCGCCTCGTCTGTCTTACATATAGTATTAGCTCGAACTCTAGGAAGATACTTCTTTACTAAGTCACATGTTTGCCCTTCTACTAAACCAGCATAAATAGTCTTTCTAAAGAAATCCCAATCTAGTCTATGCTTGTATCCATGTAATTGAGCATCCATTACTAACATATTAATAAAGTCCTTCCAGCATCCTGCTGCCGCAAAGTAAGGCATATTGGCATGGAATGTAGATTTATGATATGTTGCCAACCACATCATTCTTAATAAACCTTCATTCTTTAGACCACCTCCTCGCTGTGTGTCTAAGTAAATAACTCCATTAGGAGTAACTACTCTACATTTACGTGTAATAAGTCTTACATAGGCAGTAAATTTGACACACAGCTTTGGATTGGCCTTCCACAGTTCATACATATCTTGACTAACGTCTTCATAAGAACGTGGTTCAAGATAGTGCGCAAGGTTTACGAATTGGTCCACAAATACTTTAGTAGGATTTGTATACCTTCGTCCCCCACCTTGAGAGGGCTTAGAGCAAGCCTTTTTAGGCCTTTCATTCATTTCCATCTTGTAAAATTAAATTAGCAGGTTAATCTGAGAGTTCTTTATTCTAATTGATAAAATGGGACACATAGACATTGAGCCAGCTTAATACAACTCGCTACTTACACACTACATGCCCCATATCAAATGAGGAAAGAGGTTCACTTGATGACCTATCTACGTGCTGATTATAACGTAGACCGTGCAGATTCTCTCTCACACAATACTATGATGGACTCAAACCATCTCCACCCCTAGGTGAACTTTCCGTTATTCGAATAGTACAGGTTTCAACTCTTTATAACGCCTTTAAGTCAAAGTATACTCCGGAATATACTCTTAGTTCATCAGACCAAGTTTGCGCTTAGAATTATCTAAGATTAAGTTACCCTATTAAATATGCAATTTGTAAATCTACGGATGTCCCGTTGTCTTCTAGAGTAACCGTTGTGGATATTGTTTCCAGTTGACCATTATTAACGATAGCACTTCTAATCTCATGTGGAGACTCAATGTGCAAATAGCCTTTACCGTCCCAAGCAGGTATATAACCTCCTCTCAAGATATTCTTGGAGGGAATGCTCTTATAGTAGAAGTCAGCTGTTCTATAATGTGCGAATGATACAGTGATTGGAACATCAGAAAGGTTGCCTATAGTAAAACCTCCCAATACAGTTGCCAATTTAGTAACCTTCTCAACATAAGAAGTTCTGCCAACTACTTGCAAAGAAATCTTCAAGCCTGGAGCGTAAAACTGCTTAACTCTGGAATTAATATCCTTTAGTGTTTGAAGTGATTGCAGTTCTGAGATGTCAATATAATCCTTCTCAGATTCTTCATCGCCAAATACACAAGCTACCGAGATTGGCAGGCTTTCATTTATAAAGTCTGTAATCCTAGCAATTGCTTTGGTTGTGATTGGCTCATTTCCCATTCTAATTCTATTCGTAGCATATAAGATATGCGCTACAATATCTTGTAAGGGAAGTGATTGATTCTCTTTAGCGAAATTGCTGTCCATATCATATAGATACTGACAGATGTGCACCCCAAATTGGGATTGACTACTAATTGTTAATTTCATAAACTTGCTATCTTCATATACATATTAAACCATGCTTCAGTAGTGTCCTTGGGCTCTTCCCAAGTTGCAGCTCTTCTTTTAAGTCTTACTATGAACTTAGTAAAAGGAATACCAAGTCTTGTACGTGCTTTCATCCAACCAGTACTGTGGTCTCTAGCATATACAGATTGAGTTCCTAATACTTCCGAGATTAATGACAATTCATCCATCATAGCCTCTCCTAATTCTAACTGGGTTTCGTTAATTAATAACTTACCGTTAGAGAATGCAGTATTTAAAGATGCTCTTGTCCTACCTCCAGAAAGAAGACTTAAGCCAGCTTGTACCATATACTCACCATTACGAATAAATATAGATGGATATTTATCCATAAACTGTTTTAGTATCATATACGGTTCTTTCTTCTCATATACATAAGACATAAGTTTGTCATGTGCCTTCCATCTATTCTGAGTATTATTAATGAGACGGGCAGTTTCTAATGCAGATTCGTCGGCATAGAAGTATACTCTTAACGTAAATGGAATATTCCTTTTAAGACATTCCAAAGCAGCTGCAAGTCTGTGATTACCTTCAGTTACAAACCTGAAAGGAGTTGATACTAGAATAGGAGGAATATAATCCTTGTTTTGATAAGCTTTTACTAAGTCCTCAACCTTCTTAGGTTTGATTTCTCTGTTTCCGGGTAAGAACCTCAAAGCCTCGATAACCTTTCGGTTATCATTAGTAAGAACATAAACGTTCTCTGTGGTAACTCCATTTAGAAGTTTACCAAAATCAATGTTACCTCTTTCCATGTCAAAGTGATTTAATTAGTTAATAAGTGGACCATCGCGGACTCGAACCGCGGTCTTCACAACTCTAAATAATAAGATTACGTGTGTCTCTATTTTATTACATCAGCTGTTGAGTTCAGCATGTAGACAGTTTTATTAGTCTTATCCTGGAACCAGGTAATTAGGCTGTAATAGCCAAACCAGTACGCCAAAAGCTAATTTACAAACTACCAAACTTAAAGGTTCAGAAGCTGACGCTTCCAAACCTGGACTGACCGAAGTCGTCCCTCCACCACTCCATTTACGTTGGAGAACGTTTCTATTTGTAACCCATAGATAGGCAGTGGAGATTTCAGCTCTACTAACCTTTGGCTTTCAAGTTAATGCATCTAAGCTTCACTGTAACCTATAGGTACTATGATTCTTCCCCGAAGGTCTCGTTATAACACTTAGATACAAACCTCTTCTGTTTCTAGGTCTCCCCATTAACCCGACTTAATCAATATGATATCGATAAGCCACAGCTTAAGCTGCCATTCTTACTTCAGTGTTGCCACTTGAAATTTGTGTATCATTTTATAAGAGTTGGTACGAACTCTACACGTCTTACTACCCAGTCATCATGAATCAATTCCATGTATGGCCCATAGTAGCATGATTATACTCTCATGCCAGGAGTGGGAAACAACCCAAAGCTTTCAGTATCCTCCTGTGCCACTGGCGTACCCATTTCAGACTTAAAAGCTTATCAATGAATGAAAAAATGAATAGCACTGCAGAATGTTAACGGAAGAACTCTTTAAGCAACTCACATTGCTCATTCATGAACTTCCGTCTAACACTAGCACTATTAAAAGAAATAAAATGATAATCGAATCGAGATGTTATTGGAATTATATTGTTACCACATCTAGTGACGCAGTATTTATAAGTTCCATCCTCCCAGTCAGGTTTCCAACCTTCGTTGTACATATCAAGAGCAGTCATTACTGCATTGAATATTTCGGCATGTGACATCAAAACGGGTATTGTACGTTAGATTGTTTACGCATCCAGCTATATACTATAATCTCTGGTTGTATATCCTTAATAAGTTCAATGCAGGATTCATAAGACATCGAAGTGGTTATTACAGAAGGATACTTAGAAGTATATACCCATTCCTCAATAACTTGTTTCATGTCTATATGCTCATCATAAGGCCATTTAAGCTCTGCTTCAATATTGTCTCTAATACGTTCTAGAGACACATAGAGCCTAATACCATACACATTAGTAATAAGGAACTTAAGCAGCTCCTTGTTAAATTTGTCTACATCACATATAAGGATGTGAGAACCTTCTATAACTTTATGCATAGTTAATAAATAAGAGAGGCAGAGTGTTTCACAACATGTCTGCCTTAGATTTGTAACATATTATTCAGTCATTAGATTAGAGTCCATGTTTAGCCTTGAATAAAGTATCAAATACTTCTCTTAGTTCGGATACCGCTTCTGGAGCTTCAATACCGAGTTCTTTCATCTTATTCTTAATGACGTCCTCACGGAAGTTCTTGGTCTCATCCATTGCCTTCTCCAAAGCTTTGTCAAACGTATCCGGATCCAATTTCTTTAAGAGTTTAAGTATATCAATGCCTGATTTCTCAGTAATATCATTCATTCCAAAGTGTTCCTTATAGGCATCTATACTTGCATCCAGTCTGTCAAATGCCTTTACTAACATGGCAGCGTCTTCTTCAGTAATATCAAAACCGCCATTCTTGTCAGTAAGTTCAGGGCTTTGGATACAAGGAGGCTCACTCATTTCCAGACAGAATACAGGCTCGTTATCCTCTCTAAGGATATATACCGTATGTTTGGTATCTTTTGTGATACCTTCTCCTACTCCCCATGAAATACCTTCCTTGAATGATTCTACTTCATCAAGAGCTCTAGCCATATGAGATTTAATTTCTCCTATAACTTCCTCATAGTTGCGTTTAGGAGTTTCATCCACTTGAGGTCTTTCTGACGCTAAAATTTCTTCTAATGTTCTCATTTCTTGTTAAATTTATTAATTGATTTACTATCTGGCATATACCAGATACCTACGGCTGTCACAATCATAATGGTTGCTGTGATTAATGTAAAATCATCAGAAGCCATACATAACATAAATATAACACCTAATGCTAGTATTATATCTATAATAATATTATCCACCTTCATAATTATTAGTATTGATTAAGAGTGACACTCCACCGCCTGCCCTCGGTGAAGTGTTTCGTCGCAATTTCCAGCGACTCATCAGACTCTCTTTAGATGGAAAGAATGCTGATCAGATAGTTGTAATTAGAGATATCTTGTCACAGGCTATCTCTACAGCTATCATAGGTTTATGATGTACTTTGTGAGTAACATCAATTAAAGCATTCTCTACGTGTTTTAACTGGTCTCTATTACTACCAAGACCTAATAGAACTGCATCATCCTTGAATGAAATGGATTGGTGATTTACATTAACCACCTGTCCATCATTAAATTGTATTCTAGATAACATCGCCAATCAGTTTAAACAGTCCTTTCCAGAAATATCTAGGAAAGTCACCAGTGAATTTTACATACGTAGCCTTATCATCAGACTTATAGTAGATTCTGACTCTATGGTGATCAATGAATGCGTAGTGAGCAGAACCGTCAGCTAATTCAAACATAGCTTTGCCGAATTGGGCCATATTGACAGGTCTCCACTCACTGCTGGTCTCCTTATTATAAGAATTGAGAACTGCGTCAGCTGTAGCATCAGTAGGAATACCAGTTCGCATATCAATGATAACACCGTTATGTTTAGCTACTATGTAATTACCTTTAAAGTTAAAGTATAATTTCATATTTTTATTTGGTTACATGAACATCATATGAAGGATATCCGTGAGATTCTAAGACTTCAATAATATCACCAGATGTAAGTTCCTCATCATACAGATTTGGAACATATTCAAACAGTCTAGCATGTATATCATCCTCGTCTCTGATGTTGTCTATAATAGCCTCACGAATGTTCTTAGTAAGTATTTCCTTAAATTCTTGCATCAGTTGCCCTTTAGTACCGTAACGAGTAGTACCTATAAAAGTGTTGCAAGTATAAGAGAATACATTAAAATTATCAATAAGTTCTCTGAGAGCGTGACGCATCTTATTTGTTGCCTTAGTCCTTAATGAGGCTACTAATTCAGATTCCTCTGGAGACAAGTCAACCTCGATACGTCTATTACCTACATAAGCTTTAGTGTAATCCAAACTGAACTCCACTATAAGCCTTCTGCCATTCCTTGCAACTCCTACTAAGCTGAGACAGTCGGTTATTCTATTACAGCCAATTTCAACCTTATCAAAATGAGCGTTCTCTGGCACCTTTGCATCTGTAAGGTTCATAACAGCTAACTCTACCATTTCCTCCAATATCTTTCTGGCTGCATCAGAGTCAGAAGATTTCTCAGCTTGTTCATTCTGCTGCAATAAAGCTTTGTATTTATCTACATCTATCATAACTTGTTTTATTTAAATGTCACGGTATATGAAGTAACAGACATGTTACAAGTATTTAATTTGTCCACCTGAGTTCCAGTTCTTTTAATATAAACCTTATATGGACCAGTTAGTAATATTTGACCTAAACACTTGGCTTTGAATGTATCTAATGGCATTGACTTATTATCAAACCATACAGTAGCATCCTTCATAAGTGAACCAGTCTCTAGGGACATGAGTTTATTTATATAATAATCCTCTTTAGCCTTCTTTATTTCCCATAGGTCTTCATTGGGATCAGTAATAAAAGTGTTTAGATTACCGATTTCAGAGATTGGTATTTCTTTGACTACTACAATTCTTCTAGGGCTATTAGGATTAACTACTTCGAAGCGGATAGTACTGCCAAACGCTGTGGATAAGTCTACTAATGCCTTCTTAGTAAAGCCACTAAGTCCAGCTACTCTAAAGAGTTGATACCGTAAGTCGAGGACATCTGTCTTCCATATGCCAGGTTTGTAGTCCTTACTAGCTGCTACTTCAATCATACCTAGCCACAGTAATCCTTTAGCTGCGAGGATTGCATTAGCTTGGGTTACATTAATAACAGCATAAAGCTTGTCATTAATAAATAATGCTCTCTGATTAGGTTGTAAGGGCTTTGAAGATCTCACTTCTATGCCATAATTATACTTTAAGAACAACTTACTTGCTATCCAAGAATCCATTCTTGTTCTATCAGCTATTTCACAAAGAGCCTCTTTATATGCATCACAAAGGTCTTGCCATAAATCCTTGCGTTTTAATACAGTCTTAAGACATTCTAAGTTCTCATTGAAACTATTCATAAATAAATTGGCAGTTAACCTACTCACTGCCAGGTTTTAGATATTTATTCTTCTTCGTCCAAATCAGACATGTCATACTCTTCCCAGTTCTGCTGTTCTAAGAACGGCATTGTCATGTCCATTCCAAATGATGTGTTAATTCCACCGAAAGAAGCAGGCATTCCACTAATACGCTCTTCAAAGAACCAGAACGTATCATCCACTTTAGCAGCATACATATATTTGCCAGTTTCATCATAATCATGAAATGACTTCTCTACGTGCTTTGGATAATAAACCTTGATAGTGGACTTAGTGTGCATTGCTTGTGCAACTGAAGATGATGGATATTGCAGTATAACTGCAACCTTATCATTTACTCTAGTAAGGTCTACAATCATGCTTTTGAAGGGAGCAGTGTTAACTATAATACTATAGTTTGACTCCCCAACTTCATGCTTATCTGGGTCGAAATCCGTCTCAATGGAATAGAACCATTCCATAACCTTCATTGCATAATTCTTGTGTTCGATGTTATATTTTTGCTTAGACATACTTTATTTAATGAGTTTACCTATACACTCACGAGGTTTTAGTGAAATATTTAATAATAGCTACCTCAGCCGTTAATTTTGATTAACATGTCATTGTCAGAAAGGATATCAAGTTGCACTTGTTCCTCAGCCGTCATGATAGATTCCGATTCCTTTGAGCTCCATGGTTCCAGATGACAAATCCAAGTAACCTTACCACTGTTGGAGATTGGTTGCTTGTAAAGCGATATCAAAGAATCAGGATGTTTCTTTGCATACGTCCTGCCAAATTTAATAGCATTGTAAGATTGAAGAGTAATTTTAAGTGGTGTTAATTTACCATTTACTAATTCAGCTACTAAGAAGAAATACTGTTTCATAATCTTGTACAACTTACCTATACGTTGTGAGGTTCTAATTGTTAGTGACTAATTAGTTTCAGCTTGTTTAGCTTACTTATAGCATCGCCACGTAAAGGCTTAGTCATGATGCCGCTCCCATCACGGGAGAATGAATAATTTTAACTTACTGTATTTATTAATTTAAATTCAAACAATTTCATCTTCCTGTGCCACTATACTTTGAGTTGTTATCACAACAACTACATAGTCTCAGGGCGTACCCATTATGATGATGCTAATAAAGAAATAAAAATATGTGAACCAGAGTAGATTCGAACTACTAACCTTTCTCTAGATGAGAATGTTCTTCCGGAAATTGAACTACTGGTTCTAGCCCAAGCCTATTTCACAACAAACTTGGGTTAAAGTAAATAACAACTTTATATATTATGATACACTTATTTGCATTTTACACCTAAAACTTAGAATCTTGCATGCAACTGCAATCTATTACATTTGTCTGACAAGGACAAACAACTAAGAAACTGGTGCCCTCAATGTCTTGGGATGTTATTGAGTTTTTTAAAAGTCCTTATAATCCTCTCTTTTAAGATAACTTAGAACTTTAGGTCTAGACTTGTACTTCGTCTATCCAAGTTTGTACTGTGCGAATACTTCGGATTATAGAGTGTATAGCACAATCCTCTAAAGTTTAGAGTATACACAATCTTTTGGGACTTTGTTATACTATTCTTGCCCAGGGAGTAGCGTAAACCGTCATATTAAACCGACATGTATCAATCCACGGCCCCTTGATACTGGATCTACATTATTAGTAACGAATATAGTGCCTGTCTTTCCAGGCTGTCACCAAACTTATAAATCGGAATTGGTTTCCTGTACGGTTTATCCTTAAACTTTTAAGTGCGTTACTAGTAAACCGCCTAAAAGATACAGCACTACTGGTTTAAACTACCCTACCAGCAAGTAAAGCTCGTCTTTCCGAGCCGCCATGCTATCCCTTGTGTCACAGTACTCGCAACATACCATAACAGAACGTTCCTTTAGCCGATTACCCACACACCCCTACGTACAATGGTGGAACGCAGCTTTCGCTACGATTAACAACTCTAGCTTTCTTCCCCTTCTTGGTTCTCCGTCATTACGGTTTGTATTATTGAAAGCGTGGAGGAATGGTCCTCACATTACTACTTAAAGCAATGTGGTTTTACCATTATTTACTCACAAATACATTTTCTTTGTGAGTCTATCATAGCTCTTGTACGCATTACTCGGCAGAGGAGCCTTACCGAAACCTACAATGTAGGACGCTGTTTAAAACTTAAAAATTAATATAATTAAAACAATCATGTGGACTCCTGCTTTAACGCATGAAGCAGGAACGTTTAACTTTTGGCACTACATACATTATGTCCGTTTTGTGATGTAGGGATTCTAAGTATTTGCAACTACTCAGAAGAGCTAAACCAGGTTGCCTATCCTTTACAGCGATAGGCGTTCTGTTTATTTATAACTGCATCCAACAATTACCATGCCAAGCAAATTCTGCATCACCGATTCTCATTCTCCACTCAGAACCATCATCAGTATAGAATTCATATTGTCTTCTGAAAGCTTCTTCACTTGAAATTGTTGTTGTATGTCCGTCTGACCAAATTATCTTATCCATAATTGTATATGTAACTAACCTTTACGTTACGAGGTTTTAAATTGTTAATCAGACTCCTGCATATAGCAGAAGTTTCGTCCAGTCTCATCAGTGATTATTTTATAGACTCCTGGTTGTCTTATTAACGCTTCTTCTTTAATTCTTGGAAACGCTTGCGAGCTTGTTCACCTTTAGAGAATTTCTGACATGTTGTGATTGTCATATTACCTGTAGATTCTTCTACATAGATAGTCCAATCAAATGCATGTGTGCCCATTAATGTAATGGTTCTTCCCCACTTATCTGTGATTTGTGCTCTTACTGAAGATGTGCAATTCTGTTTGTTGAAACGTTTCATAACTTTATACTATTTACCTATACATAGCGAGGTTTTAAGTTAATATCTTGTTATTTATTTGTCATCTCAGTTGTAGGAACTAACATATACTTTATTAGCTTATAAATGCCATATCCTACTTTCTGAATGGTAAAGTATCCAGTAGCGTTGTCAATGATAACTGGATTAAGATTATATCTTATTCCATTATGACTATATAGTTTATTGCTACGTACTATACCATACACAGTTTTTAATGTGAATTTATTGTTCATTTATGTAAATTTCTACATACTATGATTATGAAAGTAGAACATCAAAGCGTAATAAAAAGTAAGACACACAATACTGATATTGTATGTGTGCCTTACTTATAAAGCATTATCTTTCAATAATTGCCGTTACGTTAACATTCATGGGTGCACCGTCACGAGTTACGGACTCAAACGTTTCGATACGCTTAACTTCCAACTCTTTGCCTTTGAGTTGTTGCAAACCATCATCTACCGTTCCGCCCTCAAAGTGTTTAAACACGGCTTTTGCTTTGTCGGCTTCGTCTAACAAATCAACGGGCGTTGTTCTTGCGCGTGTTTCTCTATCCACAAACACACGGTTTAAAGTAGATACAGCAAGGTTGCGGGCTTCTCCGTTAACCGTAACAACAACTTGTAAGAATGGGTTACCGTTAACCATGTTTGCAGACAAAGAGCCATCTGCCAATGAAATGTTTTCGGGCATCTTAATAATGTCACCTACTTTTAAAGCCTCTGGATTTACACCCATACGGTTAAGAAGTTGGTTTACTGTTTGAGCTTTGATACCCAAATTTGCAGCCGCTTTGCGATTGATTTCTTTAACTTTACTTTCGTTCATAGTTGTAATAATTTAGTGAAACAAATAATAAATGAAGCGAAACAACAAAGATATAATCTTTTGTTTTCCTCCAAAGATAGGTGAGGGGTGTTAGGGGTAACACGACTGTCGTATTCGAGATATATACCAAACTGTCGTGTTAGCAATATATAATATGATAACCCACCCCGGGGAGTGGGAGGGGTATAAATATAGCACCCCGTACTACAGAGTGCGACATATACAAGATTTGAAATTTATGTACTAATAATTTACTATCTTTTATCTTGCACTTAGCTCAGTCCTAAGCGAATGCCGATTTCGGCAGCCGCGCCTATTATATATACTTATGTGATGGTATTATAGTAATTATATATAGATTTTAGATTGCCAAATTTCAAGTTGGAATATAATTATATTAAATTGGAATATAACTTGCAATCTATAGATCTTATTAATTGCAGGCTAGCCCCGCAGGGGCGCAGACTGCCACTACACCTACTACAGTTTCGAGTTGGCAATATAATATTATGGTAATTATAAATT